TAGCTTCTGGAGCAATATATACTGGACGATATTTTCCATATTTAGGATCTTCTGTAGCTTCTGGATCATATATTCTTGCTACAAAATTTAATTTACGACTATCGTCATTTGGATTCCCTTTTGCCATTTACTACCTCCTTTTTACTCATTCGTTTCTCTATATGCTATATCTATAATGCCTTCAAAAGGCATATCTTTTAAAAATCTAATTCTCCAAGATGTTTGTGCTAAATTGTCAAATTCTAATATTCCTGTATCGTTTATTCTATATGGAATAGAACTTCCGTCCATTGCTCCTATTTCTAAATCTGGCGTAACGGCAGAATCATTAATATATGCAAGGGGTTGTCTAAACGGAAATTGAATTCCAATGTGAACATAGTCACAGTCATATGCAGCTGGAACTGTAATTGACTGTCCAGCTGTAAAAGGGCCAATGTATTGAACTATTTTCATATCTCAATCACCTTAGACCCAAGAATTATAAGATATGTCCCAATATTTAGGCATAGCGGTATTTGAGTTATTTACTGTTGAAGCGGTAAACAATAGACCGTTTGTGCTTAATGTAGAAAGATTTTGAGCATTAACCTGAGAACTTTCTAACAATTTAGCGTCTCTCATGCCGCTATCCGCAATTTTTCCTAAATAATACCATCTATGAGAATTATAATCATAAGCATAAAATTCTTTATCTTGCTTATCTAAATTATCATCAGTGGGAGGGGGAGTGTATGTTACGACTTTTGCGGCATATGAGTTTGTATAATTAGAATTCTGATCTCCCGTCAGGCCGCTTTGATAGTGTTTCTGCAAATAGCCACAAACGCCAGTTCCTCCACTACCGTCAAAGTCTCCAGCAATACCTGCGATTGTAGCGTCAAAGCCTTCTTCTTGAACTGAGGTATAATCTACGTTAAATCCAACTAAGATACCAGATTGATCTTTAATCGCTCCCATATCTCGCCAATATACAGGACTACCTGCTGTTTCATAGTTGGTACCATCAGAACCTAATACGCCAGAAACCCAGCGAATTCCATTTTGGTCAGTTCCTTCATCGTCTAAACTTCCACCAGTATTTGGATAACGATGCTTAGGATCAGTATAAAGAACTAACAAATGCCAGTCAGAAGTTCTTATTACCATATCTTTAATATAGTTTATAGGATCTCCGACTTGAACTGATGAAGGTTCTGTGTTGTATTTTATATTAATTCTTTTGTCATCTAAAATGCCAGTATTAATACTTACATTTTCAATAACTTTAATATGAAAATAGTCTTCGGGACCTCCGCCTTCAGTTCCCTCTTTAACAATGGTTATTGTTTCGTTTGTGTTGGTATGAAAAGTAACTACGCCGTCAGCACTGGCTTCTGCACTGGTAATTAATTTCATTTTTGAAGGCAAGGTTTCATAACCATTATTTAATCCACCTTGATTTTCATTTACATGATGGATTCTTATTTCTCCAGTATCTTCATCAATAATAATATCATCAACCCAGTCAAGCTGCACTCTTAAAGGTTGACCATAATTAAAATTCATTTGAAAGACACCGGTATTAGCATTTAAAGTAACATCATTTACCCATTTAATTTGATTGGTAAGAACTTCATCTTCATCATTCTTTGTGTGATGAAGCGTTACAGTTCCATCATCTGCTAAATCAATATCTTTGATCCAGTCAAGAACAGTTCGAAAGATTTCTTGATTGCGGTTATTGGTAACAGTAAAAATTCCAGTTTCAGAATTTAGTTCTACTTTGTTTATCCATTGAAGAAAATCTTCAACTCTATAAACTCCTTCTTGTATTCTTGAAGCATCTGCTGGAAGCGTTTGAGGAGTTCCCGCATACGTATACTGTAAAGAACCATCCTCTAGAATTTCAATGCCTTTAATCCAACTAACGTCGAATTCTCTAGTAGCAAAAGGAGTATCATTATTGAACGTGAAAGTAAAATGACCGCCTTGATTACCATTGCCTTCAGTTAAAACAATATTATCTACCCAACGAATCTTTTTGGTAAATACACTGTCATCCTCATGAGTATATTCAAGAGTCAATGTGCCTTCATCATCAACTGAAATATTTGTGATGATATTAAAGTCACCAAGATAAATCATTATTGCTGATGGATTGCGCAATTTATCATAGATATAATAATCAAAGACTATAATTTGACGACCATTTGAAATATCATCATCTATTCCATCATAACCTGCTTTTCCAACAGTAGCTTCTCCTGTAGTAGAATTGATGGTAATAGCAGAAGGAGAATAAATATTATTTTTATTACCTGCATTGGGGACAATAACTCTAAGGTTTCTTAAAGTATCTCCTTTTATACCTTTTGGTAATCCTAAATCCCAATGCTCATAGAAAGGATGAGTTAGATCATCTATACGCTCTATATCTGTAGCATCAGAGAGAACATTTCCACTAGAATCATAAGGAGAAACCATATGAATACTATAATCAATTACAGGATATGGAATTTCAAACCCAACATAGAACCAACTATCCGCATCCGCGTTGTCTTTTCTAATATTGACCCATGTCCAACGGATTTCATCATTATATTTTGTTGCCCCATTTTCAACATATTTTCCAGGGACAATAGAAGTGTCATGAGCTTTGCTAAAGGGAAAAGTCGCAATATTTTTCCCATCACTTCCATCTGATGTTTCATATCCAATAACATGCCCTTGATTATCAGTTTGATAACCTGTAGGGAATCTGCGATATTCATAATCATCTAATTCTATTTTAGATTTGTCAGTAACTTCTTTGATTGTATTTAATTGAAAGTAAGGGGTTCCACTTGACGGGCCAACTATTTGCCCAATATAAATAGCGCCGCCCATAGAATTTTGATAATCAAGACCTCTTTTATAGATCTTGCCATTATCTTTGTCATTTTTATTTGGAGTATCAATTAAACAATATTCTCCATACCAAACGTCAGTATAATTACTACCACGTTTGAAAGTGGAAACCATAAGATCAATAGATTCAAAGGATGCTTTTAAGATAAAAGAATCTCCCTGTTTTCCGCCGTAGAAACTATCTATTTAAATCACATCCTTTCTCTATCCGCATTCTCATATTTTATCACCTATAAACCTTCATCTGTATTAATTTCATAGGTGTAATCAATAGTCCAATTATCATTCCAAGAGTCGGCAACTATACCGACAGAAGTAATAGGAATTATATCTAATAATTCATAGTATCCACTTGGTCCAATTCTAATCTCTTCTCCATTTATAGTCATTAAAAGACCAGAATGTCCCCAAATTCCAATACTTGTTAGCTCTCCATCTCTATTCATTTGATCAACAAGATTTGATAATTCATAAAGAGTATATTGAACTTTTTCAATATCTACTTTTCTTCCATATTCAGTTTCTCCTGTTGCAGAAGACCTTTGTATATTGTAATCTTCAGCAGTTCTTACCATCTCTAATAGGATAGCTTCAAAAGAATCCTCTATAGGTCTAAAAGTAAGTTCAAATGTACCATAATTTTCACCAGTTTCTTGTCTCCAAGAGGCAACCACTGAAAGATCATTAAAGTTATATGTGCGGGTATAGGATGTTCCACCATTACCCAAATAATAACTATCTGTAGCTGCATTATAGTAAAGAGAGCCTTTTGTATTAGTGGATCCTGCATTATATGGAAGAGGAATCATAGCTGCCGTAGAACCATCAGATTTTTCATATAAAGCTACCTGATAAACGTTCTCGCCTGTTCCTCCTCTGTTAATTGTAATATTTTTTAAATACTGATATACAGTATTGTAATTGTTTTCTTTTTTAATTATTTTTAAATTAAATTGCATATCGTAATTCATATCTTGCGGAATTGCGATAGACAAATAATAGTCTCTATCTTTGACAAAAGCAGTATCTGGAGTGATAACAACATCTTTAAAACTAGTAGAAGTAGATCCACTAGAGCTATCTCCCATAGATACATCTTGATAACCAATAGAGCTAGATACAGTGCTTACGCATCCAGAGCCTGAAAAACGGAGTTGCCCTATCTGTTGATCTGCCAAGCTCTATCACTCCTTCTATCTCTAAAAATTTCCATTGTTCCTTTTATATAAAAAACTGGGCAAAATGCTTTTAGCATCCTGCCCATCTTAAAGATATGCTAGAATCTTTCAAAAGTCTCACTTGCGGTAGTAGCCATCATATTCCCAGGCCCAAGAGGTATAGATAAAGTTTTAATCACAAATGAACCATAAGTATTAGTTGATTTGTCGTTAATTGTAACTCTACTATTTGGCTCTAAATAAAAGACTGGAAGGGACGTTAGAGATAAAGTCTTTTGATAATTAGTATGCAAATATAATTCATATTTTATTTGATCAAAAGCTCCATTCTTATATCCACCAGTATAAAAGCCTGAAAATACATCTCCGCGAACTTGAGTAAAAGGTTGTCCTTTTAACTGACATTCTTGACGCTTTTCTAAGAAATCATCATCATCAATATTCAAAAAAACAATATCTGGGATACTTGGCTGAAAGAGACAATTAACATCTTCGTTTACTACGACATCCATTCTACGACCGATATTGCTAATAGAGAACTCGCCAAGATCAGAAGTTGAAGGATCTATAAAATCCAAGAAATAATTCCCATCAGTCAAAGCAGAGGTGAGAAGAGTCTGATCTTGCTGCTCCGCATAAAATTGTTGATTCTCAAGATCGTATATTTGCGGCCAAAAGGCTTCAAGTTCTTCAAAATAATAATCTGTATCTATCCTGTTTCTTTTTACTTGTCTATGAATTTGTCCTATCCAAGAATCATCATATTGAGCTGCGGTATAGTCATATTCAAGATCTGAGTAATATAGCCCAGCATCTGTTCCATTATTTTTAGCAAGTAGCCCTTGAAGATATAGTTCTGTTCGCCAATCTTTTGTAGTATACCCAAGAGATCCTTCCTGATTTTCTCCTGGATAATATTTAATTACATCTACTTCTTTATAAACGTCATCTTCCCAATAGAAGAAAGAATTAGTATCAGTAGTTCTATAAATTAAATTAAAATTGCCTGGTTGCGGCAAATCGGCTTCACTAGGAACACTTAGTGGAAATATCGCTTTTATTAATCCTGTAGACTGTTCTTTAAATAATAAAAGATCATAGTAGGTATTTCCAGGCTTAGGTTTTTTATCTATACAAAGATGATAAAATACATCATAACTAATATCAGAATCCGTCATTTTTCTAGTTCCATGTATTACATAGTCATTTTTAATATTACTATAGGACGGAGTAACGCTAATACTCACTAAATTGGAATCATCAGAAAAAGTATAAACATCCTTCCCTGTTGTTGTGTCTACTAGATAATCATTTTTATCCATATCATTAACAAGTACTTCTGCCTGTGTAGTATTTAAATAATTCTTAATTTCTCTAAAATGAAAAACTCCAAATTCATCATAGAAATATTCATAATTACCTAGATATTGAACAAGTTTATCTAATACAGAGGTAACAGTTTCTCCAGCATTGGCTGTTAGCTCACCTGTATAATAAAAATCATCAAAAATGTATCCCGCATCTGTACCATTCATAATTTGCAAAGTACCACTTGGCTTTATGGCTGGTTCTTCTAACTCTATACTATACCAAAGATTTCCAGCTTGTGCGGAAGTATTTTCAGCAGGAATCATCCACATAGGATTATCTCCAGCCCATTTCATAACGCGCTTAATTCGTAGGGGTACATCTTCAATAACGATATTGTTTAAATCTTCTCCACCAAAGTGATGAACGACTTCTTGAATAATATTGTATACAAGCACCTTTTCAGAAACAAATTGTCCGCTTGCGGTTTGAGTATCTACTTCGTCTAAGATAGTTACTGATTGAAAGGTACCTCCAACAACGCCATTTAATCCGCACATTTTGTCTTTTAAGGTTAAACTAATATTGACTGTTGAAGAGGAAGAAGAAGTTATTGCAAAATCACTAATAAAAAAAACTCCTTGTGGGAACCAAAGAATAGGATATTCAGGATATTGATCTGTATAATTTTTTATTCCTATTTCTATAAAAATTTTTTTATTGATAGCAAAATCCATTTCGCTATCTTCTACATCATATTCTCCGCGGCTAATACTAGCTGTTAATTGACAACTTCTTCTTACAGAAGAGGAGCCATCTTTAGATAAAGTACCAGAAGATAGCTCTCCTTCAATTTCCTTTAATGGTTCTTCAGACCAATTTAATAGTGTAATTTTAACGTACTGTTTTTGATTTACAAAATTATCAACTAAAGCTAAGAAATTTCTACGCTCTCTTTGACCATTAGCATCCTCATACCACGGATCCTGGAGGTATTTATATTCTTTGCGCATAAATAACCTCCTTAGTTATAGTCTGATTGAACTACATTGCCATAGTAGTTTACAATTCCTTCTACTGGGACTGAAGCCCAACCAGTTCCTTCAGTTTTCTTTTGGAACTTATACCATTTATATTGATAGTATATTTTTAGTTCTCCGTTCACAAGATATACTGTATTAAGTTTAGGGTCTTTAATCTCATTAGTAGAAGCATATCCTAAATCAGCGGTAGTTTGTCCATTGGTTAAAATTTGTTCCCAATCTGTAGAGTATTCTTTGTTTTCTGCGTCGTATTGAATAATGACTTCATTAACTCCATCATCATTCCAATATGCAGTGTCTCCTTGTCCTTCAACCCCTTCAGTAACGCTCTTATCTAATACATATTCCCATTCCTCAAGATAAGGCTGTCTCTCTATTGGACGTTCATGCATTCTTTTTCCTAAGAAACACATATCTTGAACATCAAAATTTCTTTGTAAATGAAGAACTCCAGTATCCCCCACAATATAATCATGATATTCGTCTTCTTTATAATACTGAAGATGTAAAATAGAGAAAGGATCTACGTCTACGCAAATTCCTCTCCAATATTGCATTCTTTGATAATATTCACCAGTTTTGACGAAATTATATTTAGCGCGAATTCGTTCGCCAAGATATTCTCCAGCTTCAAAAACTCCTCGTTCTTGACCTATGACTGTACGATTTACAGAGGAGCCAGAAATAATTGTGCTAACATTGTTTTTCTCTTTATAAACCATTACATATTCAATAGTGACAATATCACCAATGCGATCAAAAGATAAGCTGGTAATATCTAAATAGGAAGGAATCTGATAATATCCTTTTTTATTGACAAAGAAAAGTGAATTCCCTTGGCTCGCACTAGTTCCAACATTAAAGACATAACCAAGCTGCATTCTATCTCTTTGAACATCGGACCAAACTTCATCGCCAGGATTTTCTACGTATAAAATATTTTGACCATCCTGTAAATAAACATTTGGTTGATTGTGGAAAAATATTTTTACATTTTTTAAATATAAATCACTAGGGTCTTTATCGCTTAAAACCCCACCATATTCTGATTTTAGATTTTGTAAGATAACGTTTAATAAGTTATTCTTGTCAGTAATAGTATATTGGTATAATTGTCCAACGTTCATCACTTCAACGTATTCAGGTTCTGGATCTATAGATCCACTTCCATTGTACTCCTCTGTTGGTTTTACTACATTATAAATACCAAGAGAGTCTAAGGTTTCTAAAGAGTTTGATTCTGCTATTTCGTACACTGTAGCGGAAAAAGAATAAAGCCTGCGACTTAAATCTGTGTTTGGTGTTAAGTTAATATCTGTTAACATAACAGCCATAGAACCTTCTGTCATAGATCTGTAAAGTTTTGGTTCTCCATCATTAAGCCATTTTATTACTTCTTCTCTGAATTCTCTTTCCCACAGCCAGTCATCCTTAGTGGTTGTTATAAAATCATCATAAACAGAAGTATTTTTTAAATAGTCAGAGACATCATTTCTAACTAAATCTTTAATTCCCATATCCTGTTTATATACTGTATAGCGAGAATAATTATCATCAAAATAATCTTGCTTGTTTAAAAACAATTGATGGGGGTCAGCTTCTGAACTAATGATTCCTGTTATTGAGAATTGTTTGTAATTTAATATAGCATTTTCCGCAAACTTAGGATAACGTCCTCCAAGAGTGTCAATTTTAGCTCTATTAACAACTGGCTTAAAATTAGATATGGTATAATTATAAAGGATTTTAAGCTGCTTATCTCCTCTTGAGAGTATTGCATCATAAAATTTTGGCATAAATACACTAGACCTGTATACATTCGTTAATGCTCCAGCACTATTTTCCATTTGAATAGAATATCTATACCAAACTAAACTGCTTACTGTATTATCTTCAATCGTTAAATCAATAGGACCTGCGACATATTTAACATAAATATCTTCCCAAGTTTTAAAATTATCAAGACTAGAAGCACGTTTTACATAAATTGTACCAAAAATAGTTTGAACATTGCTAATATGAAGAGTGGCAATTCCTTCTTCATCATTCACACTAACTTCAAGAGTAGGGTCAAAAGTTTCTTCATCTAAAAAGTCTGAAATTTGAAATTCCCAATCTTTAGTTAATTTATACTGATTTTTAGTCGTTGCAACAATTCTTAGAACAAATTCTATAGAACTACTGGTATCTAATCCCTGAAGATCAATTCTATAATTGAGATCATTCGGGTCTATGTTATCACCAGTATATATTGTAGGAGAAGACATCATTATTTCTGTTTTATTGTGATTTAGTATTTGAATTTGATATGACTGAAGAGTTTCAGTTTCAACAGTGCTTCCTTCTCCAAAAAACATTTTTCCTGAAATAGGAATAATTCCTTTATTAAAAGCTATTGTATTTGATCCAGTATAGGTATCAAATGTTCTTAACTGAATATCAGGCTGCAAAATTGATCTAATTAAACAAACACTTGACCATTCCGAGAAATAATTTTGATAATCAAGAAAATAGCTATTTAGTTGTTTTTCATCAACAGGAACTTCTCCTTCATAACAATCAAATCGAACTTGAACCTTATAGAATTGATTAATATTAAATTGATTACCTTCTACAGAAGTTACTGGAATAACTACATAATACATTCCAGAAGCAGTATCATAATTTAATGAAGAAATCAATATGCCACTTGCATTAATTAGAGCATTTTCATTGTTTAATTGGTTAACCAAAGAAACATGAACTCTCTGAATAGCTGAAGAAGAATTGTAAGGTGAAAGCGAAAAATATATTACTGCATCGCTTGTGTTCACAAAAGCAGGAAGGAAGGTATTAATTTGTGGAGGATAAAGAGTATTAACTAAAGTTGGCATCCTCTATTCCTCCTTATAAATTAGAACTTGATGTATCAATCCAAACCCGCACATGCGTATTGGTAGGTTTTGTGTCTCCATAAGCAACAAAGCTGTTAGAGTTCATAAAATCTATATAATTATCAAAAAATTGAGCTAAAGAATAATTCCCTTTACCATTGCGTGTATCTATAATTTCTTCAAAAGATGCCCCTATATTATAAGGGTTTCCAAGTTGACCGTCTTCATTTTTAACAGTAACTTGTTTAACTAATTTCTTTTCCGCCATCCTCTTCCTTTCCCTCATCAGGATCTTCAGGAGAAACGGTAACTGAAGTTATAAACTCATTAAGAGTTCGTTCCTGAATAAAACTAAGAGTCTTACGAAAAGCATCCTCCACTATATGTGCGGGAATGCCATTTAAGTTAAGAAGCTGCTCAGCGTAATTCTGAACAGCTCCCTGAACTTCAACACGTAATTGTAATTCGTTCATTTTATCTCCTTGTATTTCTTAATCACTTAGGTCCAGAAGTAGTGCCTGATGTAATGCCCGTGACAATAGGCCTTCCTCCAGGAATACCATTAATGTCAGTATACATCGCACCACTGCCTCCATTTGGAAGAAGATACCTTCCATAATAGGTTTGGCTATATCCAACACTAACATTGTGAGTATGGTTATTGAATCTCGACGCACTTACCTTTGTATCAGCAAGACTGTAAGCGCTATCAGCTTTGTTCTGAGCATTAATAGCTCTACTATACGCGCTGTTTGCTCTACTATATGCCCCATTTACCAAACTATAAAGCCAAGCAATATGTTGCTCAATACTTGCGGTCGTATAAGTTTGTGAATTACCAGCGCTATTATAAACAGAATTATAAGATTTATTAGAAGTAAAATAAAAACCACTTGCTTGAACTCTATTTGTTGCTTGGATAGAGTTCTCAGTTCCATTTATTTTACCAGTAAAGTATCCCCATTGACTTCCTATACCTGGATAAAGCTGAATTCCAGATCGGTTATTTCCTAAATTAGCTTTTGACTGAATTGTACCATGTGGTGAGGTAATTAAGAAATCAGAGCTACCTCCTTGTTGCGGAATAAGAGAAAGTCTTACTCCATTCGCATCTGTTGAATTAGGAGGAGTAGCTTGTAAAATAATTCCCTCAGAAGACTGATAAGATTTCATAAAAATGCCACCAGTCTTTGAGGTTATATTCCAACCAGTGTCAGAATGCATTCTACTCTTTATAGAAACAGGTCTTAAATTAATATAAGCGTTATCATTTCCTACAGAAAGCTGTGTTACATTTGTCATAGTCACAGAATTCTCTTTACCTGAAGTGGGAGTATCAAAATTGTCAGACCAATTAGATTCAACAACTTCATCTGCAACATGGGCATTAATATGAAAATCTTGAGTATCTAGATATAGATATTTAGCAATTTTGATATTTGAATCTTTAGAAGCATTTACATTGAAATTCTGATTAGAATTAAGCGTAATATTGTTAGGTAAATTGTCATTGCCTGTTGTTTCTAAAGTAAAGCCACCAGTGCTAAACAACGTACTTCGATTAGAAGCGGTAGTAATGTTTAACCCATTTTGTAAAGTTATTTCAGCGTTCTCAGAGCTATTATAAGGAATATTAATATAAGAGCTATCTAAATGACCAAAAGTAGCTTGTGAAGATGTAATACTAATATTATGAACAGAGGATGGTGAATTATAGTTGCCCAAATCAGGGGCTAACAAAGTAATTCCATTCCCATATATCCTTATTGCTCTAGGATATTCATCTCCATTATTTCCCACTTTACTACCAGTTGAAATATGCAAGGTCTTATCTTCATCGCTCTCGTCTTCTGCAATATCAACAAAGAATTTAAAAAGATTACTGCCTTTCCACGCAAACTGTGCTCCCACATATTTTTTATCAGCTGCTGGATTCCTAAAAGCTCCTATATTGCCGATACCCATTGAAGATTCTCCATCTTCAATAGCATTAGTATAAAATTGACCGTTAGCGTTGATCCCAACAAGAGGATAACGCTTCCAATGTCCTGTGTCTACTGATCCATCATAAGTTGTATGTCGATAAATTGAAAATACAGAACTTTTTCTAGGATCTAATTCTACTTCAAGACTATCTCCCTGTCTTATTGTAGTATTAGCGCCTTCCCAATCTATATCTGAATTATCTTCATTTAATGGCATACCTTTAACAGATATATAGGCTGGATTAGCATTTAATAAAATACCTTGTGAATCATGCGGAATTGACATCTGAGCGTCAGGAACAGGATAATCAGAATAAGGATTATCAGGATTAACCTTAATATATTCATCCTCAAATTCTATATTTCCTTCATCATCAGAACCTATAGGCTCAGGAGGTTTTGTCATATTATACATTGCACGAGAACCAATTGTCCACATGCCTATTTTACTATTTCCACCAGGTACTAATTCGATTCTACCTTCTGTATAATGGTTAGAATTAGTTGCTTGATCTTCTGGCAAACCAAATATTGCATTGCCAGTTTCCGCATCTAACCAAATAGACTGCTTGCCATGACTATATCCTAAAAGTCCAATAGAAGTATCATCCGCATCATAAGTTTTAGTCGTGCCCATTACTACGCCAGTAAACTTATTTTCACTATCTTTTTCACCAGCTCCGATTTGCGGCGCAAGGATATAGTTTTCATCTTCATTAATCTCTACATGGTTTCCATCCCATGCATTCAAAGATTTTAATCCATACGTATTAAGGCTCATATAGATAGGAATATAAATTTCAACTTCTGGATTACCATTATTTTGATAAATAGTTTTTGATGAATAAATCTTGCCATGAACAAGATTATTGCAATACTCTCCATCATAAACATCATCGGGTAGAATATAAAAACTCGTTAAGTCTTTCCAACTTCCATCATCAGTATCTAATGGAGTTAAGACTGTTTGCCCATCTGAACTATTTTTGTCGTATGTTAATTTAAAGCAAGCATTTGTGGGATTGTCATAATAAATAGTACCTGCACGTCTAGGCTCTCCGCCTTCTGCTTGCCAAACTATATATTTCCCAGAAACATCTAAATCAATAAATATCCCTTGATTTTTATTATATAAAGGATTTCGTCCATCCGCATTATAAGTAATACTTTTTAAGGTATAAGTAGGATTGATTCTAACTTTATAATTTACATTACTTTTATAATCGATTACTGGAATAGGATAAAAAGCATAATAATCAAATCCGTCTAAACGGGTGGCTGCTTTAACAATCTGGTTGCGGAACATAGCCTGATCAGATTTAGAAGTATCTTCCCAATATACTCGTCCACTATCAACAGACATATATTTACTTCTAGTTGAACTACTAATTCCGCCAGAAATAGACCAAGATATATTCTCATCTAAGATATTAAGTTGTTCATTTCTTTGATATAAACTGAACTTTAAAACCTGAGAGCCATAAGCTTGACCAGTATTCCACTGCTTAGGCTGTCCATTATTTAGCTCTAAAGCTAAAAGCTCTATATCGAGAATATTATTATCTGAAGTAGGAGAAATTTTAGCTACAATGTCTGTACCATTAGTTCCATTTTCTCCAATTTTAGTAAATAAAAATTGAGTATATTCAGTATATTCTTGTCCTTGATAGGTAACAATTGCTTGAATTTGATTGTTTAAAGCTTGATAGTCGTAATCGCTAGCAATGTCGGTAGGATAATTTTCTGAAACACACCATTCAATTTTTTCTGTAGCAGGATTATATTGCATTCCTTCTTTTGGAGTGACGATCATCGTGCTCTCTAGAGGGACTTTCCATTTTACTTCATAAGTATTTTTATTAACCTCTAGCCCTGCAGGATCATAGAAGTGACAAGTTAAAGGCTTAATTTCTAATGGATCTGTATACCTTTCATCGTCAGGTGACACCCCTGATTCGCTATATTGAAAAACTTGATCGCCATTTTCAATTATGATATAATAATCGTATGGAGTTGAAACATCTTCATTTTGGAGAATGATTTCTGCTGTTCCTATATAATATTCTTCTCCTTGAGCAGTATCCCGCAAGTAAACAGAACATTTAAAAGTTGCATTTCCATCTATTCCTTTTACAGGATAGGTCAAAGTATTTTTTCCAGGAGTAAATTCTACCCCTTCCATTGCGAGAATTTCAGCTCTTAAAGCAGAAAGAGCAGCATAGCCAATTCCGTCTTCTATTCCTTTATCATAAGCAGCCTGTAATTCTTCTTTAGTTTGATTAAAAATGGTGGTCTGACCATAAGAGTCAACTTTAGACCAAATAAATCTAAACCAATTATCTTGGTGAGCATTTGGCTCTCCTAATTCAAAATCTTTTGATTTTCCATTAATCAAACAAGTAAGAGTTGGAATTCCTCTATCAAAGCTAAATTTAACTCCAAGAGAAGAAGAAATGCTCAAATCTCTTTTTGCTGCTTCATTGTATAAAGTAAAATATTCTTTAAGAATAACTGTTTCTTTATAAACCGCTACACATAGATAACGATTCTCATAAGCTTTATTTTCATTTCCAAAAGTAGTAAATGTATAATTATTACTTTTACTCTTTAAATAACGCCACCCTGAACCGCCATACATTTGATAGTCTTCACTTGCAGCAGTTACTCTATTATCTTCTGCGAACCAGTAAAACATAGTACTGTCAGAAAGAATTGTAGAAAGCTGAGTAACTTTTCCAACAACCTGCAAAGCATCGTCCGCAAGAATAGATTTAAAAGTAGAACCTTGCGGCATAGACAAAGATAATTTATAATCTCCACTAACAGCGGTGATTTGTTTTAGCCCATAGATCTCTAGATCTTTAACAAAAATATCTTCGCCCCACATTTCAGCGTTTACACGATCATCTTGTTCAACGAAATCATTAGCAAAAGCAAGAATGCTATCTATATATAAAAAGTTTTCTGTGTCTATTGGATATATAGCGTATTGATCTGACCAGTTAGTAAATAAGTAAGGATTTCCAGTCATATTATTATTATCTATTGTATAAGATAAATATTTTATCCCTGCATTTCCTTCTTCATCTACATTATCTCTGTCAGCAAATGCTAAAACAAATTGTAACCCATAAACTCCAGTTTTGCTTAATCTATGTTCTTTTGGAAGTCTTGTTTGGAAAGAAGCTTCTATAAGAAGAGCTTCTGCTTCTTTTAATCCATTTTCTAACTCTTGAGCATCTATTGTTAGAAAATCAGATAAATAAGATTCTTCATAATCGTATTGATATAATAATATATAATTTTCTTTTAGATATGAACACATTTTAACAGGCAATACTGAATTGTTGTCAGAAATTGCATTTTTTCCTAAAAGATTATAGTCACTTAAAGCGGAAGCAACAAAGGATATATTCTGATCATCCTCTAGAGCTTGAGTTTTTCCTACAATAATTTTTTTCTTTGTAAAATCCCCTTCAGGAACTAGCACATATACTGATTGATTTTGAGTATAACTCGTTCCTTCAGAAGCATAACCATAAATATATCCACCATTATAACTTAACTTATATTCACCATTAAGAGAATTTGTACATTGAACAACGGTAGCTGTAATGGTTTTATCCAGTTGTAATTTATCAATTCTTGAATCAGTTAATGTTTGAACTGCTTGAAGAATTGCATCCTGCAGGTCTATACCCAAAGCTACCTCCTTCTATATAAAACAAAAAAATAGGGACAGCACAAACGTTTGCACTGCCCCTATTCATTTTTAACTCATTTATGCTCTTATTCATCTCAAAACTATATATAAATCTTAATATTTTTTTGACCACAGCTTATACTTGCTTAAAGCTATACTGAATAGCTCTATCATTTAAGCTTAATAAGGCCTGTTCTATTTCTATTGCATTGTTGGCATTAGGGAACTCTGCTGTAATATGAACGTTTTGTTCAATTTCTTTCGCTTTTTGCTCTGAAATCTTTAGATTTGATAAATTAAATAAGTCATTCTGAATAGCAGAATCCTTTAAACTTTGAGTTAGTTGTCTTACGACCTTAACTGCTGCTAAAAGATTTTCTGTATCGGAATCATTCAATACAATTTCTTTCTGATGTAAGAAAGCCAATTTTCCATCTTTTGCTTCTTTATTTCCATCAGACCATGACCCTGTGTACCCACCAGTATCAAATAATTGTGAGGGTTTAACCCAACCTAGGTCCCAACCATTGCTTCCTGTAATGTGTACATTGTAATCTCCAGTGCTTTTAGCGTTTCCTCCATACTTCTTAGCAGAATAAGAGTCAACTTTTACAGCTCCTTTGTTTCCTGCGCCCCAACTTCCAGCAGGAGATCTTCCCCAAGAGTCATAATAGTATTTGCCAGTATAACCGACCCAATCTCCAACTTGGATTCCGTTAGCTAAAGACCCAGATCCTCCTGCTCCAGAACCACCACTTCCATTGGTTCCGTTGATTTGATTTTGAAGATCTTTTATTTGACTTTGTAAATTAGCATTTTCTTGTTCTTTCGCAGTTAGCTTATTTGCTAATTCGTTTACTTGCTCTTGGTAAGCTTTCATTTCATTAGTAACATCTGAGATTTTGTCAGCATAGTCTTGAAGGATATTTTCGTATTCTTTTATAGTTCCCGCATCGTTCTTCAACTGATTGATAAAATCAGAAGTGCTATTAGCTAAATCATTAGTCTTATCTACAGTATTTTGAATAGCATCTGACATATCATTGAAATCAGTTTCTACTAAGTCACCAACTTCATCAATTTGGTCTTGATAATCTGTAGCATTGTCAACTAAACTGCCAAACATATCGTCAGTAGAATTATTGAAGTCTTCAAGATTCTGTAACCATTGAGTTAAAGATGTAGACCAGCGAGTATCTATCTGATCAAAAGCGTCTATGTTGCCATTTATAATTTGATTGTAGACATCATCTAATCTCTCACTATTTTCATCTGTCATCATCTCGACCATACCAATAAAGTCATTAATGATGTTTTTCTCAGAGGTGCTTAATTGCTCACTTGTTCCTTCAAGATACTCTTTCAAACTATCAATAATGGTACGAGTTCTCTCTTGCTTTTCTTCAAGTGTAAGATTTGCATTAGTCCAAATATCATTTAACATTTGTTGCGCATCACTTAGAGCAGAAAGAGAATCATCCTGAGTTTGTTTCATCTGCTCCTTAGAAAGATTATAGGCGTTATTTTGAGCATCTAATAAATCACCTTGAGCATTAGCTACGTCTCCTTCATCAGCAGTATAAACATAACTGTAATTACCCTGAGAATCTCTTCTAAGTTTCATTTGAGATTTATTACGCTGAGCATCCTCTAAAGCTATACGCTTTTGCAAAATCTCTAATTGAGCTTGCGCATAAGCAACATCGTATTCAGAAATCTTTTCCTTATCCCGCAAATATCCAAGCTGCTGTTTCATCTGTTCAGTAATCATCTGTTGGATTTGAACATCGTTAGATCCGTCTAACAGTTCTAGATAATCACCTTGAAGCTTTTGAATTTCATAAGCTGCGTTTACATCATCTAAATAATAGTCAGCATTTCTGTTAATAAGCTCCCACTGATCATTCATCCAATCTAAATCTGTTCCAAGAGCGTTTTCAACCCAAGAATTCATAATTTTATTAACAGTATTCTCATATTGTTCTTGAAGGTTTTCTAAAGATTCTTGAACCAAATCATTAAGATCAGATTGAGTATCTGTAATTAGCTCTTGGATAGCTAACCATTCTTCAGAACCTTCTTCCATTGCAGTTTGCATATCTTTCCAAATATCTAACTGCTGTTGCATTTCATTGATTTGCGCTCTATAGTTGTTCTGTTGTGCGGCGAGAGCTTCATTTAGTTGAGTATAAGCTTCATCTCCATGAATGAGTTCAATAATGTCTCTTTGATGCTCAAGTTCATCAGTAATATTTTCATATTGCTCAATGCGGCGATCCATTTCATCAGCTATCTCGTCAATAGCATCAAGAATTGCATCTCTTAAATCATCTATTTCGCTTTCATAATCTTCAATCATTTCTGTAGTTTGGTCGAAGACATCCTTAGCTACTTCATAGAGATCTCCCGCATCCTCTCCAAAGATTGAACTAGTACCATTTTGCTCATACTGATTAATCTGATCTAGGATATTTTGAAGATTAGACATCGCCATATCTAAATATCCAGTACCATACTCTTCCATTGTTTGATTGCCAAAAGCTTCTTGAGCAGCTTTCATTTGGTCAATCTGGCTTTGGAGATAAGCCTTTTGAGCATCAGTGGTAGCTGTCTTCATTTGCTCTTCTGTGCGAGCGATTAATTCGTCATAAAATTCATCAACCGTGTCTGTTGCTACGTCAAAATAATCAATTAAATTAGATACAGATAAAGCCATTTGGCGGAATGGATCATCAGATTTTAATCCGCTAAATATCTGATTAAATTCATTTAAGGCTTCTTGAATGTCTTTAATATTGTCTGCGGCCTCTACAGAAGTTTCAAACGCTTCAATTCTTAAATCTTCAATTTGATCTTCTAGGTCCTCAAGAGTTTGAAGCGTATCCTTCATATCGCTAGAAACTAGTTCGTCATAGCGTTGATAATCATCTTTAAAATCATCAAGACGATCTTGCGCTTTTTCAATTTGTTCTTCTAACGACTCTTGACCAGCTTCTGTTGTGGTAGCATTATATTGATTAATAAGGCGATTAACTTCATCGGTTAATCGTTGATGAACGGTAGCGTAATTAGTAATAAATCCTTCAGCATCAAATTGAATGCCATAATCTGAAGCAAGGCTGTTACGAAGTTCTTTTTGTTCTTGTTGTTGGATAGATAGCTTTTCTTTCTGAAGTTCGATTTGACGTTGGATAAGATCAATTTGCTTTTCCATATTGTCAATAACTTCAAAACCAGCAAGTCTATCTTGTTCGGTTGCAACTCTATCTAAATCATTGGCTACAGCGTCGATAAGAGTATTGACTCGTTCGTATCTATCTATCTCTTCTTCGATAGGATCTTTTGTTTTTGGTTCATAAGAAGATCCAGATCCGCCGGATCCTCCAGAACCTCCTCCGCCTTTTTTGCCGCCGCCTCCTCCGCCGCCGCCTCCTCCGCCGCCAGAGCCTTTTCCAACAGGAGACGATGGAGTATACCCAGAAGAACCTCCTCGATACGTTAAATCGCCTAGTTCTACGGTCGGAAGCTGCATGGGCATATCTTTATACGAAATTGAAGAACTTAAAATTCCTCCAGTAGTATCTGCCACAACACCTTTTCCAGTATTTGCAGCTTTAAAATTGCTTGTATCTATTTGAGGTGTTTTAACAGAAACAGTTTTATAATTAACATTAGCGTCTATCCCTAGCTCGCTAATAGCTTCAAGAATTGCAGAAACATCTTGCCCCGCATCATAGGCGGATTGAATCATATGATTTAACTGAGCAATAAAAGTTGCATCATTAATGCTTGCTCCAGCTTGTAAATCTGGTAAATTTGCATTAGCCCAAGCAATAATACTGCTCATTTCTCCTGCTACATCTGAATTAGGATCAACCCCAGCTTCAATTAAAATCCTTTGTGCAGCTTCTCCTCTTAGTCTTTGTAATGCGTAAACATCTCCGTTTATCGCGTCTCGAATGTCATTCAAATTTTGAACAACAAAGTCATTTTTCATGTCTTGAGACCATGAAGACATATCAAGATTTAATAAATGTTCAAGACCTGGAACTAAGGAATTAACAGCTTCTGTTTGCTCATAAGTTGAAGATGTGGTATCTTTTAAGACAGATTCTGCATCGTCATAAACCTCAGAAAGCTCTTCTGCTCCTTTTGCACTTTCAAGAAGCATTGCAGTCATACTGTCTAAAGCATCATCGCTATCATTGAGTTCTTGAGTTAACCTTCTAAGCTCTTTTTCTTGATCTTCAGTAGATTCTCCAGCTTCTTCAGATGCTTTTTTTTGCTTTTCAACTGTTCTTATTTGATCTTCTAAGCTTCTTTTATTTTCTTCAATTCTATCATTATATTCTGAGAAGGTTTCAGAATTAGCAATTAAAGCATCTTGATAATTTTCCAAATCACTTGTTTCTAATTCTAAATCCCCAAGAGTTTCAGCAATTTCAGAATCGCTTAGGTAATTAGAATTAGGCATTTCTTGGTTTTCTAATTTATATTTTAGAACAATTTCATCTACAGAGCTTCCATTGTTTAATTGTTCTATAATAGAATCAATATTTTCAAGAAGATAATCTCCATCAATACTAGCTTTTATTTTAACTAAGTCTTCATCAGAAATTCCTGAATCTTCAATTTTCTGATAAATTTCATCTGCATACGCATTAGCATCTTCTTCCGAAGCTCCATTATCAATTCTTGAAGTGTAAGCTTCTTCAGTCAATCCCATTTGAGCTTGTTCTGCTTCAAGCTTTAATTTAGCTGCTTCATCTGATGTATTTTGAATCATCCAAGCTAATTGATCAGACCAACTTGTGAAAGTCTCAAGAAAACCATTGATATTATCATTTTCCTGGAACTGTTGCACAATACTCTGAATATCAGAATTCTCATCAAACTTTAGGTCTTTAGCTTCTAACTCTGCTAGGGTTTGAGACTGAGCTAAATAGTCTGCAATATCTTCTGTATTTAATACAGAATTTAATTTATCTATATTGGCTAGATACTGTTGTTTTAAATTATCAAGATCTGTTGTGTCCTGATTCTCTAAGCTTTTTTGTTTGATTTGTTCATCAAGATCTTCAATCTCAGAATTATATTCATTGATTAAATTATTTATAGCTCCAATAGCTTTAGCTGGATCACTATCAGCCTCAGCCTTTGTAATTTTTCCAAGATAGTCTTGACGAGTAGACCACATTTCAGAGCCTTGACCTGCGGAAATTGCTCCTCTTAAATCTTGATAAATAGAGCCATTCCCGATTCCTCCTCTAAGAGAGTCTGCATTTGAGCCTGCTAAAAATGATTGAATATCTTCTTTAGCATATTTTCTTTGCTGAGCATCAGCTTCTTCTATTCTTGAAGCTAATTCTCCAAAGTTATCTGTTGCGATTAAAGCATTAGAACCTTGCACTCCTAAAGTGTCAGCTAATTCCTGAGCTGAAGACCTAAACTCTTCAGAAGCGGTTCCTGTCTCTTTATAGTCGTTATAAAGAGTATTAAAATTGCTAACTTGAGATTCAATTTCAGAATATCCACTAACAGCATCTTCAGCTTTTGTTTTTGAGTCTGAATAAGCCTGTTCATTTGCTGCACTAATTCCAGACAATACCGAAGAAATGCCAGTTATAGCAATCATTGCTGCAATTCCTGCAGGACCTCCAAGCCAAGATAGCGCAGCTCCTAACGCTCTTACTCCTTTAGCCGCAACGTTAGCAGCCCCTCCTGCAACTCTAGCTTTTGCAGAAAGCACTTCTGTTGTAACAGTTGCTCTTGCTCCACTTCTTATGACTTCATCAAGAACATCGGTTAATGAAGAAAAATTTTGTGCAACAACTTGCCCTGTCTTTTGTTTTGCAATATTCTCTAAATTCTTAGCTATTCCATTAAAAGCTCCAGTTTTTCCAATTTGAGACAAATCTGCAAAACCAGAAATTAGCATTGGCAGATTAATAAGTAGATTAGTAATTGTTTGAGAGAGTTTTTCTCCACCATCTATATCTGAGTTTGCCCAAAGACTTCCCAATGACTGAAAACTCTGCCAACTAAAAGCTAATTGACCTACCGCACCCGCAGCATTGATTACATTATTAATTTGCTCTTGTCTAATCCATTGTTCTTGCATTAAATTATTAGAGCCTTGATTAGCCATCAGCTGAGCTTGATTTTTAGAGTAGCTATCCTGCAATCCTTCAATAATAGAAGGAGAAGTCGTTAAAGGAGAATCTACGGCTTCTTGGAGACTAATCATTAAAGTTTTTAGTCTTCCAAGTTCGTTAGAAACTTGATTAATTCCCTCTTTACTTTCGTCTAATCTCAAAGCATTATCTAAATTATCAGCAATCATCTTCATGTCACTTAAATTAGAGGTGTTAGACCTCATATTCATATAAAATTCTTTTAAGCTTTCATTTGCTGATTCGACAGAAGCTTTAACAGTATCGAAAGATACTTGTCCATCTTTCTTGAAAGAATTTAGAACGGAATCGGCTTCTTTTACTTGAGTAACAATATCATCTACATAAAGAGAAATTTTCTTTTGAAAATTTTCGTTACCTGTAAGATTTGATATACCCTCTAAAGTTTTTTCTCTTTCAATTCCAAAAATTGATTCGTAATCTTTAGTCTTGAATCTTCCTTTTTCATCCCTACTTTCAGTAACAATTCCTTGTTGAATTATGCTGTCTAAGAACTGACCTTTTTCATCAAAAGGAATATTGTAAAGATCTCCGTAGTCGGATAGTTTATCTGTAGTATTGTTATATTCAGCAGCTGCTAAATTTAAAAGCTGTGCTTGACCTACAAGCTTAGATTCTAACTCTAGTTGTTGATTTAAGAGATTAACAGAGCGTTCAACTTGCTTATTATAACTAATCCTTTGATCTTCAGACATTTGATCCGCATGAGCTAAACCTTGTTCTGTAAAATTAATTAAATCTTGAACTCTAGAGTCTGTAGAAGAAGTATCAAGACCTAAGTCCTGCAAATTGGACAATGCATTCTGTCTATTTTGTCGAGCTAAGCTCTGTTTATCTCTATTGGAAACAAAATTGCTAAGCCCTGAAGCAATATTATTACTAAATACTCTAGTAGCTACTGCTCCTAAGCCAGTTAAAGCTGTAGTTCCCCCGCCAATAGCATCCACGAATTGATTCATCAAATCTAACGCAGCTGTTAAAGCATCAATCATTCCATAGAAATCACTGCTGTTGAACAAATCATTAAAAATACCTTCTGCTGTTGCTTGAAGTTTATTTAATCTTCCTTCCAAGGAATCTGCGTAAACTTCTTGCATTTTATCCATTTCGCCATTAGCTGTTAATGAAGCATCCTTGTATTCCGCATATAAGTCAGAACGATTCATTAAAGCTTCAAAACGAGAAAGTTGGTATTTACCAGCTAAAGTAGCTCCAACAGCAGCTTTTTGAGTAGTATCCATAGAAGACCATACATCCATGAGATCTTCCATGATGTCGCCAACATTACGCATTTTTCCTTCGGAATCAAGAACCGCAACCCCAACTTGCTCAAGCTGTTTAGTAACAACACCAAGGTCTACTCCATCTTCCATGGTTTCACCCATACCAATATCGGAAAGTCGAGCATATATAGTCTTTAAACCATTACCGATATTTTCAGGAGCTTCACGAGTTACAGATTCAATAGTTGCAATCTGAGCTGCCAATTGATCCATATTAACGCCAACAGTGTTTGCAGTAGAAGCTGCTTTTTGAGATGCTGTAGCTAATTCTTCTACGTCCGCAGCAGACACATTAGCAACTTTAGCCCAAGAGTCAAGAGCTGAGCTTAAAGCTTCCATATTATCATCCATGCCATATGCGTTCATATAAGCAGTAATCTGGTCGGAAGTAGTCGCTGTATCTTGCTGAGATACGTTAGCTAACTGTGTAGACATCTCTGCTAACTGAGAAGCTTGCGGCAAATCAAAACCTTGCTGTGCAAAAACTAAAGTAGCATCAGTCATTGCGACTGTTGTACTATTTAAATTTTTAGCTGCTTCGTTGGCAGCATTTGCATACTCATACATTTGATCTTTTGAATAGTCAGTAACCATCATGATGTTAGTTAAAGAAGTATCAAGATCTTTCACGTATTGAGAAGCTTCATGAACTGAATTTAAAACACCTTGAAAACCACTAGCAATAATGCCCCATCGAGCAGTATTCCCGAGTGTGTTAAAAATTTTATCGGTAGTTTTACTTACAGTATTAAGATTAGTGTCTAACTTCCCCAGTTGTCCAATAGTACTAACAAAAGCTTGATTTCCTACTGTTCCAGCTGTTGCAAAAGCAGTTCTCAAATCTCCGATAGAAATCTTAGCATTAGACAAAGACTTAGAAAATTGCGTCATGTCTAACATTCCAAGCTTGGAATTAAAAGATGTCTCTAACGCATTTCTTAAAGATTGAATTTTATCTTTTGCATCTTCCATTGCTGGCTGACTAATAAGCTTTTGACTAGCAAGACGCTGAAGTTCGTTTTGTACTTGTCTAATTTGAGCCTGTAGTTGCGCAATACCACTGCTATCCAGAGTGGTTTTTATATCATAGTGAACAGTATTAGAATACTTTGCCACTCGTTATTTCACCTTCCTTTATAAAATAGAGCCAGTGAAAACCACAGGCATCCTTATATCTCTGATTTTGGGCAAAAAAATAAAGCCTACCTTTTTTCAAAGTAGACTTTATAATTTAATATTGTTTTGACCATTAGACTATTCAGTCAACAAAGACTCTCCATCTACAACTTCATGACTATTAGCTGTAATTTCAGGTTTAGCAACTTCATTATTCATTCCCCACCTGTCTGCGATCTGAAGAACTTCTTGAATGTTAGATTGCTCAGAAGCCATTTTTAGCTGTTCTGCTGCAGATTTTACAATATCTCCAGTAAATGTCTGAAGAGTGTCAAGCAGTCCTCGTGCGGAATGAGCATACTGTGTATATTCCGCATACCAATTCTCAGCGTTATCTGCAAGCATCTGGAGTTCTACTGGAAAAGATTTTTCCATTTTTTCTAAAACGCCATCTTCAAGCAATTTATCCCATGCTTCATTTATATTCTTAGAAATAATACTTGCGTATTTTTCTTTTTCACTTGGATAAAGAATAATTGCAGCAAATAAATATAGTGCTCTATTGAAAATAAAGCTATTAATAAAGCCATTATCGTTTGCGGCTTCAATAGAAAAAGAAATGATGTCATACATATCTTGAGTAGAAAGAGATGATTGTAGCTCTTGTTCTAAATTTATTGACATTTGTACCTCCTTATAACTCTTTATTTTACAATCTATTATAGTAAAAAATAGAATTAAAGTCAATAGTTAGAGATGATTTGCTATGAAATTTTTAGTAATATCCATTTTAATTGTTAGAATCATGGAATTTAACATTTGAGCAGTATTATTCCAAGCTACTTCAGATCTTTCAATAGCAGCTGTTCTATTTTTCTTTGCCGTTCCCAACCACGGATTTTTAGACATAAAACTATTTCTATCATAATTTGGACTATACACAGCATATGGAGTTATATCTTGATTCATAGCGGATTCGATAATATTTTGAATAGGAAAAATTTTTTCTCCAATAATCATATATTCAGCCTGTTCTTCTGCAGAAAAACCCGCTAAAGCAGAAAGAAAACCATTGTAGGCTACATTCTCTTTTAATTGATCCCAATAGGTATCTAAATTGATTGTATCTGAATGAGCTACTACTAACTGAACAACTCCTTGTAATTCTTTCTTTCCCATTCCTAATTCTCTATTTAAGAAATTAGTAAAGCTTCCATGATTATGAATAGTCAAAAAACCAGATTTCTCAATTAAAGGATCATTAGGATAATAAGAGATTTTATTCTTAGCTGTTGCTCTAATAAATTCTATATCTACACCGTTAGTATTCATAGTTAAAGCAACATCAGATTTATATATTTTTTTCGATACTCTTTTAGCAGAAGCATTTGCTCTCATTTTCAAATTATCAAAAGTGCTATTTTTTGTAAACATTCTTTTGATACTAATGTTTTTTCCTTCGATAGTCTCTGGAGTTAAAGTCTTAGCTATTTGTTCATCAAGTTTGTCCATTTTTTGTACTGCACTCAATAGTCCCATAGCAGAAGCCAGTTCATGTGTTTTACCTGCAACTACATTTGCTAAACCTTGACACTGATTTTTCCATTGTGAAATAACTCCTCCCCATGAGGATTTTACAGATGATTGAACTGAAGAGGAAGTTTGCATGATTCCAATAGAAGCAATTAACGCTAAAATCTCTCTTTCCGCAATGCTTAAGGCAGAAGCGTTTCTAGCTTCTTTGTCTTCTAAATTCTTTGGAACGCTAAACAATTTGCCATTTGTTTGTCTATTTCTAAAATTAGATATAATCTCTGAGGCTGCTCGAGATCTATTTTCATCTGTGATTCCACCTGAGAAGCTACCTGCATTGATACTATTTATTACATAATCATCTAACACAGTCTCAGCCCAAATTTTTACTAAATTAGGACTTACCATTTTTTCAGCAGCTCTAAATAATGAGTTAGCGTCTTTATTGACACTATTTAACCAAGAATCCGTAGAGTTAACAATACCCAAAGCAGCTTCTATAGATTGCGGCTCAGATTTCGCAGAAGAATCATTTATAGGAGTGTCTCCCGACAAAGCATTAGGATTTCTATCTAAGGTATCGTATATTTCACTAAAAGTTTGTTTTGATAATCCAGTTTGTTTTGATAAACGATTAATCGTTCTGGATCTTCTTCGTTTTGCATTTCTTAATTGTTGTGCTAAAATAGATTGTTTTGTAGCAAAGTATTTACTAGAGAGAAAAGCCGCAGATCCGCTATAATCTTCCCACCAATAATGTAAATAATCACTTGGATAAAAACCATCTTTTCCAACGAAAGGCATTTTCCCTCCTTATACACAAAAAAAGGGCACCCTTTTAAGAGTGCCCTCAAAAATTAAGTTATTCTCCTGGTTCAAAAGTAACAGATGCGCAATTAACAGTATAGGTTGTACCATTTGTATTAGCGATCTGATCTTCAGAAGTAGGATAAACAGTGAATTGACGAGAATTATGCTCATTGCTAAAGCCGCAAATAAGAACCATGTAGTTATCTCCGTCATTCGTTTCTCCAAAAGTATGAAGCTTTGGAGTTCCTGGAGCTGACAAAGGATCCATAGCAACTACTTCACCTTTATTACCCATTATCTTAATAGGTAAATAATAATTTGTCTGGTCTGCTCCAGAATAAGCATCCCAATCAGGAGTATACTTCAATGTACCAGTTACATTAAAGGTTTTGCTACCGTCCTCATAGGCGAAGTTGATGCCATCGACAAGTTCTTCCATTGTCTTTCCGCCCCATCCTCCTGGGACATCGGCGTTGGTAGCTACATTAGTCTCAGCTGTATTGCCCTTTGTTTCATCTTCGCCTTCGTTAAAACCCTGCTCATCAGCTCCGTCAAAGATTGAAGCCTTATACCATTGGTCTACGTCAGCATCTGAGGTACGACCTTCATGACCCATGACGCTCTTTGTACGATAGTTGTGTGAAGCAGCAGTATTATCAAGAACCTGAAGAACAGCCATTACCTTTTTCTTACGATTAAACTTTGTGAATGCAGGGAAGCAGTCAATAGTAAAGGTAAAGGTTGAAGGATCTCCAGAGTTTGCCATTGTGAAAGTAAAGTTGGACTGAATTTTACCACGAGGAATGATAAATTCTGCAGGTAAGTCAGAACCAGTCTCTTCATCACGGAATAATGTAGAAGCTTCAATGTAGTAGTAACCAGCAAAGGTTTCAGCATCGATCTGCATTTCATAAGCACCTTCGTCATGGACTTCATAACAGTCGATACGAACAGTGTCGCCAACCTCTACAGGCTCATCTTGACGAGGATCTCCTGGAGTGTCAGAACCAATAACAAAGACTACAGTCTTTCCATCAGCCTGTACTTCTCCATTAGCACTAATAGTAGCATTTTCTAATGAATTACCATCTGCACCTAAAATCTTAACCTGAGAATCGGTGACTGCAGAAAGATATTCTGCCTGAGCACCGGCAGAGTCAAGAGTAATAGGATAAACAGGAGCTTCTTTAGAAACTACAATGGTAGCGCCGTTACGATCTTCATCAGTAAGCTTTACAACGATTTGCTCTCCAATTTTTTCTGCTACCATATCATAATTAGTATGAACATAAATTTTTTGAGCATCAATACCGTCTTCTGCTTTACGACCTTTAACTACACCAGCTCCAGAAAGGACAGAAAAGCTGATTGGAGACATTAAGGCATCTTCAAGAGTGAAGGTAAGAGTTTTTTCTCCGTCCCAACCAATAAGACGAGGATTACCTTGACCACCCTGCGCATATACAGTAGTAGCCGCACCTTCAAGGCTAGAAGTCTTTGCGGTATCAATAAAAAGAACAGGCTGATACGCGTCAAAGTGTTGATTACCAATGTCTACAGAAGTTAAAGGCTTGAAAACAACATCGCAAATCTCACGAACACCAAAACGATTCATGTGTATTTTCTCTCCTTCTTAGAAAAATCTGTATACATTTTTTCCTTGGCTGGAAATAATAATTTCCATCATTATACAAACATGAAAATCATGTATATATTAACGGTAAATACTACCCATCCAATTATCTGGCTCTTCTATCTTACTTCCATCCATGAAAGGAGTTGTTACAATTTTTTGATAAAAATCGTATGAAACTTTCTTTTGATAACGAAGAAATGAATCATATAATTGAAAAGGAGTATAGTTAAAAAAGATATTTATATCTATTCCTAATCCCACAGACAAAATAGAAATATATTCTCCAAAAAGACTAGAATTTTCATTCTTGCTTTTATTTTGCTCTAGCTCTTGTCTGATTTGATTTCCTCTCTTTAACTTTTCCGCAATCTCTGCAGCTTTATCATTAGCCGGATTATACTCGTCCTCCAGTTCTGCGGATTGTGGTAAAAAGAGAGTTTTTAGTTTACTTTGAAAAAAAATAAAATTCATAGGATTAATTTGTCCAATAATTCTATTACTGTCATCTTTTAAAAAACAAATAGAACCAGGATCAAATCTAATCTTATAATCAGGAAAGATTAGACCTAAAAATTCTAAAACAGAATTTTTAGATTTCTTATCTTCGTCAATAATTACCATTAATAACTGAAAGTCTGATAACATACCTAACCTTGAATTGCCCTCTTTCACTTGCTTAACCACTTGATCAGCTTTAGTGAAAAAGTGAATTCCCATTAAGAAGTTATCTTCTCCAAAAGCACAAATTTCTTTAAGCTTAGGTTGAGTTATCACTATATTGCATTTGTCTATAGGAACTTGACCTCCGCTAAGAATTTTAGCTAAATCTCCGTTTAACTCTAACATATTAAATATCACCTATAATAAATCTACAGGTGCGGGAAGATCGTTATCTCTATTTTCAGAATCATCAGCCTCACTATGTGTTGCAACATATCTTAATAAAACCCCTCCGAGGTACTCATTAAGAACAAGTTGTGAAGCTCCTAGAAACTGAAGAGTCCCAATTCCAGAGAGCCTAGATTCATTTAATATTCCATCTATATATCCTGCTATCATCCAAGGTCTAAGCTTATAGTCATCCATTTCCCAATAATCAAGATGAGAAATAATACTAAAACTAATAACACAATCTCTATAGCTAGGATTTGTTGTAGGAACAAAATCATCAAACTCTAAAATAATATATGATTTTACTTCCTCATGTTCTCCAAAAGGAAGTTTTGGAGTTGCTCTAATAAAATGAGCATCTCTCATATTTTTTATACTATATTTATCTATAGTTGCTTGATATTGAGCTTGATTAGTATCTAAGCAATCTGGAGCATTTATAATCAATAATCTTTTTAAAAAATTACTATATGGTTTACTTTCTACAAAAAGTTTTCTCCAAATAGTCTCTTGATCTTTATTTATTGATAAGAAAGTAGACTTATAATTAGAACGGAGAATATTAGACGCAATCTTTTTTACCATGCATTCTCCTTTTATAAAGATTTAATTTCTACTTCCAAAGAAGTTTTTGAATTATTTTCTAAAAGACAATCTAAAGTAAATTTACCCTTTTTCCCTGTTACAATTTCTATAACACAAGAGTCCTCGTTGTTTTCTATAATTTTCGCAAGATCAGAATCTACAGAAAAAGTACCCTTTAAATCTTTCAACCAATAAGTATGAGTATCATATGGATAAACAACTTGAGGCCCTTGGATAATTGGTTTCTCCCAATCGACATTAACAATTAATTGAGATTTTCCATATTTTAGAGTAAAAGGTTTAACTGTTCCCGCAAAGATTTTTACTTCACAGATACGACCATCTTCTTTAATATTTTCTATTCTTACTCTTGGATTATCAATAATTTCCCATTTATTTTCTGGAGAATAGAATTTAGGATCTATCATATATCCAACTACAGTATCTGGCTTAACTAAAGTGTCTCCTATAATAACAGGACTGGGATCTATATCTATTTCTGGGTTCTTATGAATTTTAGGAAGTTCTTCTATCGTATTATCGTAATACTCTTGCACTTCTAACTCTATTATTCCAGGTACAGTTATAGAGTCAGTGACTTGCACTTCCCATTCATGACCATCTAATTTTACTCTAGTAAATCTTTTAAAATATTTTTTAGTATTTTCATCTTCTTTTATATAGATAGTTCCAGACAAGTTTAATTCGTTTACATTAATTTGATTTTTTTGAAACCATCGTAGATCTGTTTCTGTTGGCCCTTGAAAATAAATCCAATATTCTTTACCGTTAACTTCTAAAGTATATCTACAACGAATTATTTCAGATCGAAGATACGCGGTTTCTGTAATAATAGGAAGATATACCATCCAATGAGTGCCATCATCTAAACATTCAAAGGTGTCTCCCGCACTAAGGCCGCTTTCAAATTCTACTGAAAGATATTTTTTATCATAGTCTGGTTTTAAATTATTGGTATTAATCAAACAAGGCCAAGCTGAATGTGATGGAGTCTTAATCATTCTTGTGTTATAACTATTTTTTAAAGCCCACTGCAACGATTTAAGCTTTTGTTTATTTATTCTTTTTAACTGATTTCCTCCAAGATATTCTATTCTAGCCGCCAAGGTTTTAATAGACATTACCCCTCCTTGACTTTCTATTGATCACTTAATTGTTTTTCAATAGAACTAATAATAGAACAACATTCAAAAATACATCTTCTATATTCATAAAACTCTAAATCATTGCCTAAAGTTAGTAAACCTTCTAATTTACTTAAAACTTTTAATCCGTCAGATAATTGCGGCAAAAGATTAAACAAACCTGATAATTCTATAATTAAAGTAGAAAGAGGTTTTTTCCAATCCTGTCCTTCCTCTCTTAAAGGAAGAAGTCTATAGATTTGATTTACAACTCTATGCAAATTATAACAGATTGCAGAGTTTTCAATTTCGTTCTCATATATTGTATTCATATTACATTGGCTCCATAATCTGTTTAAAAGTGGTTCTCATACGTCCATTTTTATCTTTCTTTCTGCGACAATAAAGCCTTTGTAAATGAAAGCCTTCTCGTTCATGATCTTGTTTTAGCGTTAAGAGCTGCTTCATATGACTAGCTTGAGAAGTAAAGCTAAAATCACTTCCACTATATTTTTGTCTTACAAGATCAACATTAGCTAATTGAAAACCAAGCCATTCCATTATCATATATTCTCTAATAATACGCATTTCTTCTATGCTTAGCTTGCAACTAAAACATTTATTCTTTAAATCTAAATCAAAAGGATCTGCCCATCTTGGAAATTCAAAATGCGGCAAAGCAGCTATTAAAATTTCTTCAAGCATTGCTTCAGTGTCTTCTTTTGTCATTTCCATGAACATATCGTCAGTGATTCCAGATAAGAAAAAGTCATAGACTTCTTGAAAAGAAGTTTTTGGAGATGCTATAGGGTCTAAATGAGTCGTAAAACTTATATCCTGTTCTGGCATATAAATACTCCTCCCTAAGCTGTGGCTACACGTCTTCTAGAACTAGTTTCCTCTTTGCTTGTAGAAACCCTACGATGACGAGGTTCAGAATTAATTTGTTCATTATCTTCCTCAAGCCGCTCTTCAATAGCAATCATAGAATTAATAGAAAAGCCTGTAGCATCTTCAATAGCCTTACGCTTTTGCATATCATTAAGTTTTAATTGTCTAGCTCTTGTAACAATTAAATCTACGATACCATCAGGGCCAAAATCTAGTGCATCCAATAGACTGTCTAAATTTCCAGAAGTAAGAAGATTGTCAACATCTTGACGAGTCCACTTATATTCAATAGTGTCTGCAGAAACTCCAAATTCTTTAGCCAACTCATCGTTTTCAACACAAAGATAGTTTGTTAAAAGAACATTTCCACCGTGTGAATAGTTCAATCTACGCAATGTGCCTGCATCTAACTTTTTAATCTCAAACGGATTAAACACAATACGACGGTGAGTATCTTCATCTTTAAAAACTACTGAATGATCTACTAGATTGCGAACCTGAATCATTTGAGTATCTTTTACGCTCATTGTATCTCCTTTTTTCTCCTTTTTATTCTAAAATAAGGGGTGAGAATAACTCACCCCTTAATAAACATGTTATTTACGGCTCTAACTACTGAACCAAAGCTACTCTGTAGCATTTTCAGGATCATTATAATATTGAACCTGATTTTCTTTTACGTCTGAAGTTGCTGTCATTCCAGTAGAATCTTCTACTGTAGCTCCCTCCCCATCAATCCAAACAGTAGGCTTTCCATATTCCTCTGTTGTATTTGTTATTGGAGCTGTAATAATTAATTTAGCATCAGACAATCCTTCAGCTTTACCCTTAGAAACTTCAATACCTCCAAAATGATTTCCAGAGACATCAATATTTTCTCCAAGAGTTACTGTTGAACCATTAACAAGAATTCCCGCATTCCCACCAGAAGCTTTAATATTAGAGAGGGTATAGGTGCCATTATAGCACTGAACTCCATAAGTACTATTCCAAGATTCTGTCAATGCAGTATTGTTAATGTTTAAATTCTTTAACTCAGAGCCACTGCCCAATAGAACTAAATTCTGACCTACAGTTGAGAAGGTCATTGTATTTCCTCCACCGTCAATGGTCAATGGTCTGGTAACAGACATTACCGAAGGAACATTAATATCCCCAGTTAATTTTACTGTATTAACTTCTGGATTATCTAAAGCAGAAGTTAGAGAATCATAATCTCCAACCTCTGCAGTGTCTTCGGGTTCTGGCTCTGGTTCTGGTTCAGGAACCGGCTCTGTTCAACGAGTTGCTTTCTTAAGATCGGTATTGCGATAGCTGCACATCCAATGATTTAGAAGTGTAGCAATACCAAACTTTTTGTAAGTCTGAAGATCATGTGACCAATCGTCGTTATTTTCAACTTCACGAACTGCAGTAGGACCTTCAAAAGCAAGCTTTACAGGTTTATCTGAACCAACAGGAATAATATATGCCTGAGCAGGATCGATAACCTTTTCAGTATTGGTTTCATCAACCATAGACTGAGGAAGAATAATCACATTATGATTCTTGTAAGTACCAAGCCAACCGTTATTCCAAAGGTTATTTTTGATTTCGCTAGATGCCCAACCCTCAGCAGGCTTCATTGTAGCAGCGAATTCAGAGGTACAATAAATTGCAGACTGACCATAAGAGTCAGAGATTGCAAGAAGCTGATCCATAGTAGCTTCATCGAAACCTGCTACTTCTGCCTTATTAGGAGTTGGAAGAGAAGCTACAGCAGCCTCAAGAGCCTTAGCAATCTCTTTGTAAATATACTCATCCATACCTTCAAGAATTACATCGGTAAGTTCAGAGAACTGAATACGACCGTCAAGGAACTCTTCAAAACCGATGCGGCAAGCAGAACCGATAGCACTCATTTGTACTTCGATTTCAGTACCATCAAGCATGAAGACTTCATAACGACCAGCAAGACCTACTTGAGTTACAAAAGTCTTAGCGCGCTTGCGAGAAGCCTCAGTAATACGCTTTCTGAAAATTGCCTTATCGCCCTGAGCAAGAACTCTTACATCAGCAAAATCCATATACTGTTGTTCGACCTTACGAGGAAGAACTTCGTCAATAGTCTCTTCAATAAGACGGAAAATTGTATTTTTATTTTCACGATATGCAGCATAACGATTCTTGCAATTTTCTCCACCTAGAAGCTTAGAGAATTCATTGCGAAGAGCTGCATTTACTTCAGCTGCAGAATACTGCTCAACTTGACCATTCTGTTCAAAGGAGTAAGCTACAGGAGCATTCTTGTCAGCACGAACTGCCGCAAAAGCAAGATTACGTAAATCTTTAAAATCCATTATATAACTTCCCTCCTTTAATTAAGCAATAACCTGAACTTTAACTGCGGGCTGAAGGTCTGGCATAGTGGTTTCCTTAACTACCTTAAAAGAATGTTCTCCTTCAGGAGCTTCACCAGCTTCAAGGACACCATCAGTACCAACCTTAAGCATATCGCCTACAGAATATTCAGCTTCGTCTACCATATTAGTTGTAAAAATATCTCCAGGAACCATAGCAAAGACACGAGGAGTCATTACTCCGTTATAAGCGTCTGCCTTTGTCATTGCAAAGTCCTTATGCATCTGATGACGCTCGTCATAAAGTTTTTCTTCATTGAAAACCATCATCCAAGGACCGTCACCAGTAAAGTTGCATTCACCAGCAGCATAGTCATATTTTACAAACATGCCGTTCTGAAGCACTTCAATTGATTCGGCTGCGGGTAACTGCGCATATACCTGCCCATTACGAGGAGCAGAAAGATGATTAGGCTCTACATATCCATAACCATCTCGTGCAATTGTAACTGCCATCTAGTTCTTTCCTCCTTTAAAAATTACTCTCTTTTACATGACGGAGTGCTTCCACCACAGGAGGAACGAACCCCGCAGACTGACTATCAAGAGAGAAAGTGGCAATAGGAGATTCCTCTTCCTCTTCTGTTTGCCCATCAATCGTTGTAAAGTCAACATTTTTTCTTACATAAGCCAATGCTAATTTCTCTTCGATTTCTTCATAAGAATATTCACTCTTATGAGCAATAACATCAGCCTTATCTTCATCGCTAAGCATGAAATACTTATTAATTAAATCGTCTTTCTTTAGATTCTCTTGCTCAAGCTTAAACTCACGAAGCTCTTCAAGCTCTTGCTTCATAGCTTCAAATTCTGCTTGCATCTTTTCAGAAGTCAAAGAATTTTGAGTACCCGCCTTCTTTTTCTTTTGATCATCTTCAGCAGGCTTATCTTCTTGCTTTGGATCTTCCTTAGAAGAATCCTCTTCTTCTTTATCTTCCTCAGCGTATTTCTTCTTTTTCTTTGAACCGCCACCACAAGCAAAATCTGTATCCTCAGAATCTTCAGAATCGTCACCTTCAGCAGAATCTTCTGAGGTTTCTTCTACTTCATTTTCAGTTTCTTCCACTTCTTCAGTGGTTTCCTCTTCATTTTCAGTATTTTCTACCTCTTCGATCTGTTCTCCATTAGGCATATCCGACCCTCCTTTGTTTTGTAGTGCAAATTTTAATTGATTCATCATACTAAATAAAGTCCGTGAAAACTCAGGATCTTTACTGAAGTTTTTACTAACTTCTGGACTAGTAACTGACGCACCTTCAAAACAAGGTTCTACGTCGTCACCTAAGATACATAACTTTGTGAAGATTGCATCATTAATAATAAAAAACTCTATTCCAGTATTTCCATTTGTTGCCCAGTGTCCGTCAAGACTCTCTTCGTCTAACTCCATTGACTGACCTTTTCCTTCAGTAACACAAGCTTTAACTTCTGGATATTGTCCTGTCCACAAATATCCTGTAGTCATTAAATACTCTCGCTCTATTTCGTTACCAAATTCATCAAAGTCTTCAAACTTTTGAAACCATACATCCGCATCTGGAGCAACAAAACCATATGGAATTGTTTTACAGGAAAAAGTAATTTCCCCATCTTCTATATGCATTACATGTCCATGATCTCCAAAGTCCTCAATATCTTTTCTATAAGCTCCGACAATAGGAGTCCCAGGAAGAGAATTAGCCATTTGAATGGCTGTATTTTTATCTATATAAGAATGATTTCTATTTTCTCCTAGATAAAATACTTTAATTTCACACTGAGAAATACCGGGATTTAATGCGTTTTCTTCTAAATTGATGAACTGAGGTTCATCAATAGTCGCTATAGATCTATTTTTATTCACTTAAATCCCCCTATGACTGACTTTCTCTATTTTGAATTGTTTTAGTTGATTTTTCCTCATCTGGAAGCTCAGGTCTTCCCCCTTCACTTCCCGCACTTGCTTCTCCTTTAGTTTCAGAGCCATTAGAACTATTATTATTGGCACTACTCATAGTCGAAGACATTTGAGGAGGAATAAATAAATCATTTAAATTCATTAGTTCGTTTTCAAAATAAGCCATTGAAATTAAAGTTAATTGAGAATGACCAAGAGCAATTTGCGGCAAAAGTTTGGAAAAGCCAATAGTTGTTTGTTCTTTATATAATTTTGCTAAATCTTTATAATTATATATTGTAGTAGGAAGCATTTGAACTTTATAAAAAAGTCTTTGCGGAGATTTATTAAAAGGCTTCAATAAATCATTTAAATACTCTTGGAATTGAAGAAGAAGGTCTGATAAAGTTCCTTCGTCGTTAGCAATACTCTTTTCAAGAGCTAGATTTCCACTAGTGTTAAACTGCATCTGACTAACACCAGCATTGTTATAAACGGTTCTTTCTACCTTTTCTAACTGGTCTACTGAAGAAACATTCCCCTTGTCAGACATGTCCGCAACACTTACGTCTGCAAATGTTGTAAGTACATCTACCCCAATAGCGTCTGAAAGCATAGCAACAGCATTACTATGTAATGCTTGTGCTTCTTCAACATCAAAAATCAAGTCTCCATTTTTATCTATTGGCATTTTTTGGACTATAATTCTTAAAATTTGCTGAAGCATTTTCTTTTTATCAAGTTCTTGTGCTTCTTCCAAGTCCATCAATGAAGGGATAATAGAAGCAAATAATGGAGCGTCTGTATTACTTAAATTAAATTTGACAGTATTCTCTGGATCAAGAACAAACCACCCAGCATCATCGCTCTGGTAGTCTCTAGGTAATTTCCCATTTAAATAATCTAAATAAGCTTTATGAAACTCTTTTGGGAACATTTTCAGTATTCTTAACCTATAATCAATGTCAGAAAATGTATCATTAAAATATTTAATATTAAATTCTACAACAGCTTTTCCATTTAATTCATATCTTGAACGGCAATAATCTACAGGCAACTCTTGAATAAAACTAGCTTTCTTTTGAGATCTCTTATAGCCATAGTAACAACCATTTTTAATAACCTTCAAAGCTATTTCTCCAAAAGTTTTCTTTAAATCAGAATTCTCTAAATATAATGAAGATTTATACCAGCCTTCAATAATTTTTTCATTCTTTAACTTATTATCGTTAACAACAGGAACAACAAACCAGTCATACCTATATAAATAAGCCATATATCTACACAAACGAGAATAAATACCGCTGGTGTCAAAAAAAACATTAGAATAATGTCTTAACTCTTTTAAATTTTTAGATTCTAATGCCCTATCAACTTGCTCTCTTGAAATTTTTCTATTAGGCTTGCGCCAAAAGTCAAGATTAGCTATTACATCATTCTTTAAAGTATCTTTGCCAATCCTGATCTTGTTAAAATCTAAGGAGGACTTTTGATTAGAAATTAATCTAAAATCGCGTTCAACTTTATTTTTTGAACTCGCCAATTTTCACCTCCTTTTTAACGTCCAGCCATTCTCATTATATACTCATAAGAAATTTTATTTTCCTCATAGTAAGGAATCGTTACTAATTTTATATTGTGGTCTAAGCAATACTTTCTTTTTTGAATATCATTGTATTGTTGTTTTCTAACACCTCTACTACCTCCATATTTAGACACAGGAGAGTAGTGTTGTTTTCCATTGAATTCAATAAGAAAATCAAGCTTACCATCATCCGTGAAAACGGCAAAATCAAATCTTAATTTTCGACCACTACTACTAATTAAATCAGGAAATTCATATTCTTCTTGAAAAGGAATTCCCGCATTTTTTAAAATATCATATATTTTTATTTCACCTAGAGAATCTCGCATACTCAACCTCTCTAAGACAAAGTACTAATAATTATAAAAAAGTAAAAAATATAATACTGTTTTTTTGCCCGTTATCTGGAAGAAGTAAAGAACATAAAATCCTTAATGTTTCTTCCCTTTCTTTTATGATTTTTCTTCTCTTGGAGATTGCACCAATAGAGACCGTATATTAAAGCAGACACTTTGTCTTTCTTAATCTTACGGGAAGCCTGCTTTAGAATAATATTAGCTCCTTCGTTTTCTTGGACTAGATTCATTAATTGTGATTTTAAAATACTAGTCTCAACGTATGGCCGCAAATAATCTGCTCTTTGATTTGGAGACATTTTTTTTCCCTGAGCTTGAGACATTAATTTATTTTTAGCTACATTTTCATCTATTAAAAATTTTAATTTTCCAGATAATAATTGAGATTGACAGTAAGAGTACATTTCAGAGTTTAAAGGCTGGTTCGCCTTCATAATATACATAGCATTATGGATAGTATCAGGAGTTTCAAATTTTTTATAAGTACGATCTTCGTCATTATATACTCCCCAATTATATAATATCTCATCAGTATCTGGATCAATTTGATCCTCAACTAAGAAATCTACAAGACCGACTCCTAATCCGTTTCCGTCGACTACAGCAATATTACATTTATATTGATTAAATAACCTTTTAATTTTAATTGCTTGCAATCCAAAGTGATCTTCTTCGAAAGTATATATATTAACAATTTGTTTTACAGCAACTCCTGTCGGAGCTGGAGTAACTTTAATCACTACTACCTCTGTAGAACAACCAATACGACCAACGTCAATTCCAAGAACATAATAACCTTTAGAGGAAATACCTTTATTGTATTTTGTTTCAGCAATGTTTAGAATTCTACACTGATCAAATTTTGTAGAATTAAAAAATGCACCTTCAATGTTACCAGCCCATATTGAATTGTATTCTCTATCGAATCCAGCTACGTCCATAGAGTTATCCATCTCTTGTGATCTAATAAAGTTTGCTGGCTGTAAACCTTCAACTACAGGAATTTTCCAATCTCCACCTAATATAAAGGCTTCTTCTGGTTTTCCTACCATTTCACACAATGTTTGAATTAATTTATCATAGCTGTAAGTATCTTTATATCCTGCACTAGTAACGAAAACTGAACTTTGATTTAGAACTTCTTTTGGATCGACCTTACCATTCACTTGTCTCGAGATAACAAGAGTTGGCATAATAATTTCTGTCAATTTATCTTGGTCGATCTTCGCGCATTCTTCAACAAGTAATCCCTGAAAACGAGAGCCACGAGTTGATTCTGTCATTGCAACATTTTGAATAGTGCTTCCATTTTTAAAACTATAAGTTACTTGGTCTTTTGATTGACTGGTTTGAGCAATCTTCCCTCTTGTGTCCCATATAATTTCATTCGCAAGAGCAGGAATTAATTGACATATTTCTTGCATTTTAGAAGAAAGAATCTGCGCACTCTGAGCTTTCGATTTTGTTATCATGAAGCTTTTTATCTTCACTTCTAATACTTCTTATTTCGTATTAGTCCAGCATATCTTTTCTTCCCTGTAGGAAGTCGCGGACTCGTGGAGAGATTATATCTTTTCACCCTCTATGCGTTGCCCCTGACTATACTTCGTATAGCCTTCGGTTCGGGTTGCCATCACAGGTTTTCCCGCTTTATTCCGCGATAATAATACCTTAGATTGCTCTAAGGAACGGCATAATAATAATTGTAATACTTTTGATATTTTCTATCTAAATATACATTAGAATCTTTATAAAGCCAATCGCAAATATCTTTCACTTGCTTGGCTGCACCTAACACAATACGCTTTACTTCAGAACCAGGATGATTTATATGAATTGTTGCATTGAATAAATCATTAGTTCTTTCTTGAAGACCTATAAGAAAATTTTCAGTTCCAAGAAGTTCATAATGCATCTTTCCTTTTGTGACACATAAACTTCCATCACCATCTGTATATCCACGAACAAAATGCCTAAGATATTGGTCTGGCACTTGCTCTTTGGTCGGGAAAATTAAGGTCAAAGATTTTTTAGGTGTACATCCAAGTTTTATTAAGTCTTGTTTTATCTGTTTTGAACGTACACAATACCGATAAGCTTTCTGCTTTTTTCTATAGGCAATTTTATTATTATTCTCAATAAATTTTCTAAATTTTTCTAAATGATTATAGTCTGATTCTTGAAGAGATAACTCAATTTGATTATCTCCTTCTCTACTACGAACAGTTCCATCCGCATATAAAAAGCCTAACCAATAAGCTTTCTCTTCAGAATCAATCTTATTAAAAACGTTTTGATTAGTTGTATTAGATTTATATTGATTCATATAAGTCGGTAAACCGCCTTTCGTATTTATTCAATTATTATCTTTATTTACCATCAGCAACAGTTGCTAATTTTGCTCTTGGATATAAAATAGCTTTTACCATCAAAGAAAGAACTGCTAAAAAAGATTTTGAAAAACCTCGACTAAATACAGCATAAACTGTTTTATATCTCATTACAATTCTTAAATAAATTCTTTGAAAGTAATAAAAATGAAAAGTATTATCTGGATTCATTGAACAAAGATAATCAATAAATTTATCTGGATACTTTCTCCAATAGGCTATAATATCTTGATATTTTTCAAGATTCTTTCTAATTTTTTCTTTATCTACTTCTACAGTCTTGCTTTTTTTATCTATTTTCTGAGTAACTTTTAACAAACTTTTTAAACTCATTAGAAGTCACCTTCCGCAAGTCTAAAACTTTCATCTTCAAGTTCATCCATTACAAAATCTTGAAAACTTCTTTGTTCTTTTTCAGTAATTTCTTCGTCTTCTTCGCTTAGACTACTGTGCATAATATCTTCAACTGTATCAGTCTTTTGTTCACTAATTTTCTTAATGTAACTTTCAATAAGCTCTCCAAGACCAAGCTCATCCCGCACAAGCCTACTAGTATAATTTTGCATATCTCTAATAGTGAAATCTACTTTATCTTGCGGGTATTCTATAGGATTATCCTTTTCAGGGATAATTCCTCCCTCTCGTTCAACAAAAGCTACTAACTCTCCAATAGAATCTAAATCTCTTGACTCTTCTTCTTTATTCTGGGCTTCTGTAAATTTTCCTGATTTGCGGAGAGAGTCAAAAGTAGCTGATAACTTTTGGAAACTTGAAAAATCATCGACATCTAAAGCGCGATCCATTTTCAAAGATACTTTACAAATCTTTTTAAGAATATCCTCTCTATCCGCATTCAGTTCATATTCATTTGCATATTTTTGATACTGCTCTTCGAGTTTAACCCATTCAGAGGGGCGATAATTAATACCCCACTTTACCATAAGATATTTTATATCCTCTTCAGTTAGCTCATCGGAAATCTTTCCTTCATCAATGCCTAAATCAGGAACAAACTGTGGACGATTATCTTGCGGCAAAGGATCCGTTTCTACCAAGTCTGTATTATCGTCTTCAATTTCTTCTTCAGCAATAGTTTTTTGTTCTTCTTGTTCTTCTTTTACTTTCTCTAAATCCTCTTGAGAAAATACAAACTCTTCTTCAGAAATATCTTCAACATTGACCTGATCTTCTACAGAAACCTCTCTTGGAGCGTGTTCTTGAGAAGCTGAAGATCTTCCTGCGACATTGGAGAGAGTTTGATACATGGCTAAGCTAATTTCTCCATTGTCATATTTTCTTTTCAGCTCTTTCTCTTTTTCTTCATCTATTTCAGGCTGAATTTCATAATAGTATTCTTTGTTTAATTTATCGCTGTCAGCAAAAGAAAAATTACAATATTGAGCCATATTCATTCCACGAATATACTTGCCAATAACAGAAGCAGGACCAAATCTTTGAGGATCTTTAAGATAAGCTTTGTTGGTTTGCTCAATCCATAAATGTTCAATATAAGGGACATCAAACATTTCTAAGATCCAAAGAAAAGTTTCTGGCTTTCTATTATCAATATACATTGTCAAACAGCTTTTGCAAAGAGAACAGCGTTCCCCAGTTTTCATTTTAAAGAACTCTGTTTCTCTCTTTGATCTGCCGCATTTGGAACAAACTATATTTCCACCTGGCATTCTACCTTCTCCTTATTTCTTCCTGCGACACTCTTTACAAATGCTATAAAAGTGATCTTTAGAAGTATTTCTAGAAAAGAATAATGGATGAGCTAATTTTACTTCTCCACATCTGCCGCAAGTCTTCCACTCTCCATATTCTTCATTTGTATAATACCAAATAAGCCAATCTTTTTGAGCTTGCTCTGATAACATCTTAGGGATCCTTCTTCTCCAAAGAGTTGAAAAGTATTGCTCATTATGTTGTACTCCATACTTTGCTTCCATTAACTTCTGAATTTCTTCATTTGTATGACCATCAATTTTCCATATCACTAAATCATAAAGAATTGGTTCTTTTTCCAATGTTTTATCAACTAAATTTTCCAAGTCCAATAGAAGAAAATGCATGTCAGAATAAAAATCATCCCAAGATTCTTCTTTTAATTGAGAGTAATAGTAAAGAAGGAAGGATACGTGAGATGGATTAAATAAAGTAATAATTCCGTCAGACTTAGGCATTTTATTCTCGTCTAAAACAATATGTTCAGTTAAATCCATGTGTGCCATTGTTTTAACCTGATTAGAAGACTTGTTCTTTGCGGGGATACCATTTGCTGCAGCCCGCATAATGTACACTTGTTGCCAAGTTTCAATAATTTGTTTTTTCAACGAATATTTTGCTAAGCCTGTAGCTTTGTCAAACTGTTTTTTTAATTTATCAATCAGGTCTAAGCTTTCTTTTATCTGAGGATTTTCTGCTATTTCTTTTTTTGATATTTTTTCTTTTCTATCCATAATTTGATTTTTATCATTTGAAATCATGGCATAGAGTCCATCTTCGCCATTTTCAAGATTTGAGACAATTTCTTCAAAAGAAACCTGCCTTTTATTAACTGTAACTTCTCTATTCTTTGTTACAATTGAGTGCTCAGCTCTATGTTCTTTTTTAGTCTGATCTTTGTCTACAACAAAAAGAATATAGTCACTAATATAAGACAGATATTGAGCAGGTATTTCTTTTCCTTTAAAATTTTCTAATAATTTTTTAGAGTACTCAATTCTTTCTTCTGGAGTTTTTAAACTATAATCAAATCTCAAGGAGATCTCCTTTTTCTTTAGCCTTAACTTACTCAGACATTATAGCATTTGTAGTATCACCTTGTCAATAGTTTTTCTAAAAAAAATAAAAAAGAAATATGATATTTTGTTTTTCATTGCCCAAAATTACCTCATAAAATGTTTTATTTACATAAAAAATAGGATATGGTATAATATAAAATATAAGGAAAGGAATTGAAATGGGTTTTGCAACTAATTTTTGTAGAAATATGTCAAAAAGAAGCTATCAGTATATGGTAAGAAATACATATCCTCTATTAGAATCTAATAAACCAAGAAGATCACCAAAAGAAACTGTTTCTCCAAGAGATAAAAATGGAAATGTATATTGCGGGCAGACCTCTTGTATGTTTAAGGGGAAGCAATATATAATTGCGGGAGTCTCTGGAAAAATGGTGGAATTTATCGATGGAACCCGTCATAGAATTAGCAGCGTAGAGTTCCCATACTAGAAAAAGGAAAAAGAGGTTTTGTCGGGGAAATTGCTCAGGGCAGAGTTTTCCACGGTTAACTCTCTCGGGAATCCCATAACCACCCCCCCCCATTTGTCAAGTACCTATCGGTGAACGGTCGGATCTATCGGTGAGTGGCAAGTGTGGAGGCTTTGTGAAGAACGCTCAACGCCGCGAGTTTTCACCCTGATCAGGTGTAATATAGTTTTATCGAAAGACAAGACGAAACCACGAGAGGTTATCCATTATGATTAGTGTTGATTTATTTCTTGAAATGCGTGACTTATGCCGCACATGCTCCGAGGACGGACGTGTTAGTGAGTATCAAAACTTTGATCTTATGGCTGATGCTGCGTTTATCGCCCGCATGGAACAAGGTGAACGCCTGTACTGGTTCGCTTTCAAAAACGGTACTCATTTTAATAACTACCTCCAAACATTAGAGCGAGTACAAAAGTTTTACACTGATCCAGTGTTTGAGAGTGCATTCACGCCTATTTATATTATTGATTGTGTTTCAGATGATGACTATGAGTTCTATCCACTATCCGACCTGTACAACTAACAACCCGCGCAAGATAGGAGACGCAATGAACGCCACACAAGTCTACGAAGCAGCCCAGGTGATGATCGAGCAAGGCGGAGCCGAACTATTACTTGATGAAATATTAAGAGCATTGCCAACTGATCAACTTGAGGAGGTCTTGCGCTTTATCGCTACTAATTGGGATTTTAACGTACCCGAACTATTTGAGGACGAGGACGAAGCACAGGAGATATAGCCAACATAGAACAAATAGAATAGCGGCAAGGTCGGGCAAGTGCTCGGCCTTTTTGTTGCGGCTAAAGTTAGCCATGGTTAAAAGGGCAGGTCAAAGCCGTGCACGGGCAGAAAATTATACACCCTCGCGTAGGGCGTTGTCAATACTTTTTTGCAAACTTTTTCTATTTATTTTTCTTATCCCTTATCCCACAACTTAACACACACAGACTCCAAGAATCCTGGTGCCGCGTATCGCCTGCGCGTTGTGCGAATGACCCAGGGTCGTGACTATGTTGGCTTGTTTATTTCATTTCTCTTACCTCCTTACATTTATTATTATAGTCATTTGACCGCAAATAGCAAGAGAAAAATCAATAGGTTTTCCCAATAGTTTTAACTATTTACTTTTGGGTTGTGTTCCTGTACTATTACTTATGCAAGGTAAACAACGGAACGAAAGGGAAAAGACAATGATGAAACTTGTAAAACTGATCGGAACGCTTATTGGTGTCGCTATTAGGTATTTTTTATTCTTTCTTATGGGCTGGTTAGTTTTGGTACAAATGTTTCACGTATTTTAAAAAGGGGCGAAAAATGAATGAAAACACTTGCACGGGGTTTGCCCTTGTAGTAATATTCTTCTTGTTAGGTTTATCAATTCTTTCAATTTTAGGAGTATAAATAATGGACGCTATTTATTTTGATATGGATGGAACAATAGCAGACCTCTACAGCGTGAATAATTGGTGCTACAAAATCACACACGATGATGCATCACCCTACAAGCAAGCTAAACCACTTGTAAATATTGCACAATTGCAAAAGATTCTTCAGGCGTTCAAAGCATTGGGGATCACGGTAGGCGTTATCTCTTGGGGGGCAAAAGGAGCAAGTGCACAATTCACTCGCGAGGTAAAAAAACGTAAAAAAGAGTGGTGTACTTCTCTTGGGTTAGAATTTGATGAATTCCATGTGGTAAAGTATGGAACAAAAAAACAAAGCGTTGCTAAAATTAAAAACGCCGTTCTGGTCGATGATTCGTTAGAAGTTTTAGAAAGTTGGAATGGAACAACGATAGACGCTTACAACTCTAGAACTCTAATCAATCAATTAGGGTTTCTTTTGGAGGACCTAGCAGCCTAATATTTTTGGTTGTGTCCTGCGAGGTAGGCTAATGTTTTTCGTCTTTCGTTTCGTTGTTTCTGTCTTTCCTTTAGCCTACCTTGTCGGGCACAACTGAAAAAATTTTATAATTCTTATTGATATTTACTTTTTATTATGCTAAAATTAAGTTACAACGAAAGACAAGAAAGGCGTTAAAAATGTTTCATTATGTATGTACTATTATTCTTTTAATTATCATTTGTATTTACACTTTTTGTTTTTATGCAAATCTTTTACAAGATTGGGAAGCTACTACACTATACAAAAGAAATAGAATTGTTAAACCAACTTTTTTAGAATATCTTTTGACAGGTGGTAAAAAGTTCACCGCAGGGGTTTTATGTTTTATGATCGGCTCGACTTTTGTTATTTTATTATTGTTGTTTAACCTCGCGCAAGGGTTCTAAAAAATAAGACCCAAAAGAATAAAGAGAAAGGAAAACAAAAAAGCCTAGCGCTTTGCTAGGCTTATTTTTTGTCCAAAAGTAAAGTGTGAATTTTAATAAGAGTGTGCGGCTAATGGTACCTTAGAAACGCTCTCATGCCCTCTCATGACGAAAACTCTTTTGTCAATAGTTAATTCTAAACACCAAAGTTTCCTCTGGTTAACTTCCTCAGATTTGATCTCGTGCGGTCTGAAGGGTATTCTGAACGGTCGAACATTTGTTCTATTTTGCCTTCACAAAAATTACATTTGAAAAAATTAAACAAAAACGCCCATCGTTTGAGAAAACCAAATATGGCGGAAAATTTTAGCACATCGCGTGGTGCTTGTCAAGAACTTTTTTCAGAAATTTTCAAAAAATTTTTTGGTATCACAAAACCCAAAACCTGTCAAGTTTTATCTTATTTTGTTACAAAATTGTTACTAAACGCACAAAAAATCTCCATTTATAGAAAAAATCAATGAATTATTGCTCATTTTTGTAATTTTAACCATTGAAAAGCTCTAAAACACGCAAAAAACTACACAAAATTACGTTTTTGACCATTCCCCGCACACTTTTTAACAAAAATCAAGTACTTTTTCTATAATTTTTACCTATCTTTTGGAAAAATCTCACCATTTGACAAAAATTCTTTTTGTGTATTGCTTGACTTTATTTTAGTTTTATGCATTAGAAAAAAATAATTATTTTTTCAAAAAGCGCTTGACTATGCTTGCTACTCTGGTATTATTATCGATAGTTAAAGACACCAAACAACGAAAGGGCAAACAATGAAAAATTTTCTAGTATTGGACACTGAAGCAGTAGACCTATTTAAGCACAACGACGGTAAAGCTCATGGGGAAACTTCACTTTTTTATGATTTAGGTTGCATTGTTGCCGACCGTGAGGGTCGCATCTATGAGCGTTTTTCTTTTGCAAATAGTGACGTCATCACCAGTAAACAACTTATGAAAAGCGCTTATTATGCGGAAAAACTGCCCTATTATTTTAATAATATGGGTAGTGAATGGGAATTGGCGGACACGCTCACCATTTGGGAAACGGTAACTTATTTATGTAAAAAATATCAGATTAAAGACGTTTGGGCATTTAATTCACGTTTCGATATGCAATGCACGAATTTTACCATTTCGCAAGAAAGCAACGGTTTCAGGCGCTATTTCTTGCCTTATAAAACGGGTTGGCGCGATATTTGGGACTTCGCGGGATCAACCGTTTGTAACACAAAAAAGTACGTGCGCTGGTGTTACAAAAATGGGTTTGTGACTGAATCAAATAACCCAAAAACTAACGCCGATACCGTTGGAAAATATATTTTAGGTGATTTATCGTTTGAGGAAAAACACACGGCATTGCAAGATTGTGAAATAGAACTTAAAATTTTACTTGCTGCCATGCGTCGCAAGCAAAAGAGCCGCAAATCATGCGGGCAAGGATGGCGAGACGCGGCAAAAATAGCTAAAGAATTAGGGTTAAAATAATAATAAGGCGGGTATTATCCCGCCTATTTTTTTGGTGTAAAGTTAACCTTAGCTAACTTTTGTACTATTGGAAAGTATCCTATTATTTTACTGCTATTTTTTGTTTTAAGGGCGTGTAATCAATTCTAAGACCCTATTAAGTGTTTTAATGAATAAGTACTAACTGTAAAATAAAATAGGGGCTTAAAACGGCTTAGAATTGCTCATTTAATAATTGTGTAGGAATTGTGAAGAACTTTATTTACTGCTTGCAATGCTTTTTGATAGTAGTAATATATCAAGTGTCGAAAGACGAAGCACCTTATAAATCGAATAGAAAAAACTCACCAACAAAGAAAAAAAGTTTTTGACGGGTGAGAAAGTAAGGTGTAAAATTAAACTACCACAAAAGAGAAAGGAAAAACTATGGTACTAACTATCACCAACCGCGAAGCATTGCATATCGCTATTAACGAGCTTAACGAACTAGGTTGTGAAAACACCCAACTTATTGAAAAGCTTGAAAAGATGGCCGCCGCCGCGGATAAGCGAGCAGAGAACGCAAAAAGTGCACCACGTTCAAAATCTAAGGACGCACGCGAACGTGAAGCCCGTGCGATTGAAGTTACTAAAATTATTAAAGCACACGGCGAACCCGTTACTAATCAGTGGTTAGTCGATAATGTTCAAGGTATCCCGACCACGGGCAAAGCGTCTGGTATTATGCAAACCGCGTGTAATCTAGGCATTGTAGAAAAGGTAGGCTTTGCAAAGGTGAACGGCTCCCCTCGCGTTACCTATCGCGCACTATAAACTATTAGAATTATTTGAACCCCTAGAAATAGGGGTTCTTTTTTTTTGTCTATTGGTATTTTATTGGTTTGTATTTACTTATTATTTCAATTTTAAGAGCCTTCTAATCGATTTTAAGGGGTAGTTTTACTATTTTATGAATAACTATAGTTTACCATCTAAAATAGCCCCTTAAAACGGCTTAAAATTCGTCAAAAATAGTTCTTGCTATTGTTGGTTGATAGTGGTAATATTTACTTGCGGGGTGAGGGTACCCGGGACAATAGCCCGGCTCACCACTCGAATAGGATCAGGAGGAGTTTAAGCTGAAAAATGCGTATTTTTTGTGAAAAATACAAAAAAATACTTGACAAATGCCTTCAATATCGCTACACCTCTTGAACCTGGTCGTGTTCGGCCGCAAAGCCGCCGCGTGTCCTATACGCCCAATTTTCATAGAACGGGGACTTCCCCAGAGAGGTAGTGAGGATCCTCAATCCCGCAACCTATTCTATACGCTTCAGATCCATGGAAATGAGAGCATAAAAAAAGACTCCAGCGCTACCACCCGCCAGAGTCTAAGAGAAAGGAAGATCCCGCATACATCTAAGATATTAAGGGCAAACAACATTTCTTAGTATGTATGGGTCCTCAGATATTATTTACGTTTTTTAGATAATGTAAGTTCATATTTGTCATCACCAACATAAAAAGTGATTACTCTTTCAGGATTCACAACTTCTGGAATCTCTACATTTACATTAACTTCTTTTGGAATATCCAAGAGGCTATCTAATAAAAAGGCTATGAGCGCGCGTTTCGTAGGATCTTCCTTACGCTTAGGAGAACGTCTTTTTTTACTTACCCCAGCGTCAATCCCACTTTCCTTTGCTTTCTTGGTAAGTTCTTTTGCATATTCGCTTTCAACATACCCTTCGTCGCAAAGGAATAAATATATAGCCTCTTTATTGGAGAGTCCCAAGGTTCTCTTCTGTGTATTAATATAATCGTCAGGAATATTAATTGTCTTATTTTTGCCCTGATATTCAAAAGTATATTTCATGGTAGTAACTTCTCTTTCTCAGCACTCTTGGGGAGTGTGGTCAGCTACTCCCCGCACACATTGCTCCTGACCGAGCGTAAAGGCTTTTGGGGTTTTATCCTTTACTTCCCTCTATGTAGATCTTTATGCAAGAACAAACATCTTAGGATCCTTGGACTTTTCACCAGGGATTGATACAACAACTTCCTGATGGATTAGGCGTGTCATTGCCGCGTTTATCTTCTGCCAAGAGACATCCAAATCCTCCGCTACTTCCTTTAGAGTGTGCGGACCCTCGTGTTCAGACATCCATGTTGCAACACCAGCCGCAAACTCTTCTGCAGCCTTATTCACAGTCTTCTTGCGTGGAGCTGACAAAGCTTCAATGTACTTCTCGCACATCTCAACAACTTCCGCGTCCTCATCCATGGTTTCAATGATTCGTTCAAATAGTTCTTTCTTAGTAGCCATTACGCTTCCTTTCTCTATTGGAAAGTTTCTCTTTCCTTTTGATATATTTATTATATCATGTTTTTATTTCTTCGTCAAGGAGAATTTTTCTAAGAGAAATATTTTTTATTTTTCTTTCTCTTCCCTTTGACATAAATAATTATATCATATAAAATTTTAGGTGGCAATAAAAATCTTTATTACTGCCTATTGGTTTAGAGATATATCCAATAGAGTGATGGTTAAGAAGATCTGTTTGATTCAAAATGAAAATGAAAATTTGTTTTTCAAAATGAAAATCACAGGCATGATTCCTTGAATTTTCAAAATGAAAATTTTTATTGTTCCTTGCGGCACAAGGGATTTTTGAAACTCATTTTTAGTTTTTAATCTTGAAAATGAAAATGAAATGAGGTGGTGCTTCCTGAACAATCGAGACTTAGGAAGTACTGCGGAAGATAAAAATAGGTTGAAAAAATTCTAGTTGACGGGGAGAGATATGTGTTGCACTCCCCACTCCCAACACCCCATCATTTTTCCTTATTTAGCTCTTTATACCTCTTTAGAGTGGTGAGATAAAAATGGACACAATAACGAACAAAAGCTGCCATTGTCATATCTCTCTTCTCTGATTCCTCTCTCCACTCTTCGTACTGTTTAGGAGTTAAAACGATGCTAACTTTTTTCTCCCTCTTATCCAAAGTTATCTATATAGCACAGTATACTGTAAGTAAGACTAATAGTAAGTCCTACTACCAACAAAAGACAAACAACAACAATATCCCAATGATACCCACTACACATTGCGCAACTTAACTCTAGCCCTAGATAAAAAGACACAACAGCCAAAGCAATAATCCGTGCAATAGAAATACCTTTAAAGTATCTGTCGAGATTTGTTGGATAAAATAATTCCGTTAGCATCAATTAACTCCTCTCAATGACAAATATATCTTATCATAAAATTTTTTAAAGGTCAATTAAATTTTTACTGAAAGTAAAAATTTATAGACTGGAATACGAAGTATTCTATGTCAATTAAATTTCTACTTAATAAGAAAAAATATTGTCATTACAAAGCTCTTCTTCTACTGGAGGTAATGATGAATCTTCCAACTTCTCTTGCGGGATTTCTCCCCAAATTTGTATAATCTTTTCTCCTCCAATAGCAGTAATATCCGCAGACAAACATTGATCTAATGACTTACCTTGTTCTTCCATTATAAGCTCTATTGGAACATAATCTGTAATATACAATAGTCTATAATATATCTTAGGACCATACTTAGTTTGTTTCTCTATAGCAACATATCCAATCATCTTATTTAATAACAACTGCGCAAGCCAACTTCTAATATTCTTATAGTTCTTCCCGCTTTGAGAACTATATCCAAGTGCTTCACACAATGTCTTTAAACTAAAGTCAAACCCAGGTTGTTTCTTAACTTGCGTCCAATAGCTATACTGTCTATAAAGATAGAAATACAACTTAATAACATTGTCATTAAAACAAGTATAAAGATCTCTAATCATGCGGTGAGACAGAGTAGATATTCTATATTGTCCATCCTCTTGATTGTTATAAATAATAATATCTCCGTCTTCTGTTTGCTCAATCATTTGCGGAAACTTTTTAAACATTTCATTCATACTAGCACTAACTGTACGACGATCAAGATCAAGAATCTTACCAATTTTAGAATAACTATACTTGTCTGAACTTAACTTTCGCCTATCTTCTTCTGGATAATATACCGAATTATCTAATACATTTAAAAAACATCTAATCTTGATCTTTTTATTTGAAAGCATCTCGTAATTGATAGGAACAAACAACGATCTTTCCGAATCATTCATATTCCATACCTCTTTCTAAGATTTACAATTATTATATAAAATACCTATAAAACAAAAGAAAACACCTATGTCTTACTATTGTATTATTTATTGTATTATTATATGTATTATTATATGTATTATTATATGTATTATTAGTTATAGACTTTTTTCCCCAACCTCCTAGACATTTTTGTACTACCCACTAGACATTTTTGTACTACCCACTAGACATTTTTGTACTACCCACTAGACATTTTTGTACTACCTATATTTTTTACTAAAGTTTTATGCACTTCTAATTTTGCTATACAAAAAGTGCTAGTTCGCAGTTTTTGTACAGTAGGTTTTTTTAAATTATTATACTATAAAAAATTTTTAGTGTCAATGACTTCTGCCCGCACATTCACTTTCACTCTTGGATCTTCACTGCTCGCACTCATTTTCATTCGTGCTCACTATTCGTTGCTCTTACAGAGCAACTCATATCTATCCAATAGAAGATAAAAAAAGAAGGAGTCAAAACTCCTTCTAAGAAAACAACATATTTAACAAAAATTCATGCGGGAAAAAGTTTATCATATACAAATTATAAAATCCAGATGAAAGAAGTACTAAAGCAAAAGCCGCAAGGATAATAGCTACTAGCAATCTCCCAAGATAATAGTCTAAAACAATCTCAAAAGAAGAAAGACAGTGTTCAGAAATCTTCTTATACCTTCTTACTTTAGCAAAAATATACAGACCAATAATAAGACTTATAATTAATAGCGCTCCAGCTACACCTAGCAAAGCATAGGTTTGTTGTTTATATATCTCAAGTAATTGCGGAGCTTGAGTCTCAATTGTTCTAAGCATATCTAGAGTAACATCTACATCCATTCTATCCTCTTCTCTCAAACCAAAAAATTAAAGCTACTAAACTTGCGGCAAATGCTAATGATAGCGCGAGGAATAAACCAGTAAAGACAAATACCTCAACTATCATTTAGCTTCTCCCGCAAGAAAGCTTGTGTAATTAAAGACTGCATCTTAAATCCCTAGCTTCTGAATAATTTCATTAAACTTTTCATTAATACGTTTAATACACATCTCTTTTAGAGTTTTCTCAAGTTCGTAATGAATCTCTCCATAAAGTTCGTCCATCCATCGATCTATATTATTTGAGATTAAGTAAAAATCACGATCTTGAATTTCATCCTTGCACTCTTGGATGATAAAATCAGTCAGTTCGTTCTTGATTCGTTCTTGATTTTCTTCACCAAGCATTGCGGCTAAAGCGTTTACAGATTCCATATTATATCTTCCTTTCTCTTATTAATTAAAGCTTACCTTATTCGTCTTCGTGCCATTCAAAACCAGTCAGTTCATAGAGTGGAAGCCAATGAGCCTCATAGAAGTCATATCCCGCACCATCGATACCAAGGCACCAGAATCCATTATCAACATTTTCAATGATAGTGAATCCAATGTCCATAAGAGGTTCACGATGTTCATCCATCCATTCATAAGTAATCCAAGTGGAAGGATCCCAAACCCATCCCCACATTGGCATATTACCATAATCGGTATAGTACTCTACATAATCGTCTTCGTCATTGTCCCACTCTTCAACTTTTTCACAAATAATCCAATCCTCATAATCCTGATTGATACTATCTTCGATAAGCCAGATTGGAATGCGATTAAAAACACTAACCATTTCGTGAACAGCCTGTTCTTTAGTTGCGTAGATCATATCTATTTCCTTTCTCTCGATATATTTATTATACCATTTAAAAATTTTTTTCGCAAGAAGAAGTTTATCACAAACTCTTAGGAATAATATATTTGACTTGACAAAGCTTTGTTAAAAAGATATAATATATCCAAAAGGAAAGGAAAAAATATGAACGAATATCCTCACTACAACGATGGTACTGTAATGAAAGAAGAAGACGAGTTCTACCTAAATGGAGAATTCTGTATTGTAGATAAAATTGAGAAACAAGATGATGGGTATGATGTCTATTATCGCACTAATAAGGATATATTTGTTTCAAGCTTTGACTTCTGGAAAGAACACGATATGTATCTATTTAAGAAAAAAGATAAAGAAGTTGAAGACGAAGAAGAAGATTCTAAAGAGTATGAAATTACTTTCTATTTCAAGAACAAAGAAGCTTACTCAACAATAACTAATAAAAAGAGTCTCGATCGACTAAAAAATTTGATGGGAGAGCTTTTTAATTCAGATGGTTTTCTTCTTTTTCCTGATTGCGGGATTAACATGTATCAAATAACTCACTTTGAAATAGAAGAGTTGACAGAGAAATGCTATTAGTTGTTAATTTTATAAACGGACCTGCCGCAATATATAATCTTAAGAATATTACCTATGAAGAATTTAACAAAGCAATCTGTGCGGCAAATGCTTCAAAGATATTAGCTATGAACAACAGCCTAATCAATCTAAGCCGTGTTAGGGACATAAAAATTATAGAACGATGAATCATACTATAAATAATAAAACCCTATCTTAGATTGTATTAGAGCTGTTGGAAAATTGAAAAGACAAATAATTAAGATAGAATAGAATAGGATATAGAGAATGAATAATATTTATATTACTGGAGATCTTCACGGTCATGCTATAGAACGATTTTCTTTTAATCGTAATCCCTACATGCGGCAATTGGATGAAACAGATGTGATGGTGCAGCTTGGAGATACAGGACTCTGCTGGCCGTGTGACACTCCTAGACAAAAGACATATATTTTTGAATGGCTTGGTGCCCAAAAGTATACCTATCTGTTTATTAGAGGCAATCACGATAATGTAGACTGGTGGGAGTCTTGTCCTACTACAGAGGGAAACAAGCATATTAGGGTTTTATCAGGAGATTTGCGGAAAGCTCGTGTTGGCGGAAAGGTTTATGATAATATCTTCTTAGTAACATCTGCGGCTTTTCTTTTTATCAATGGTAAGACCTGTCTCTGTATCGGAGGAGCAGAATCTACAGATGCAGATTATTTAATTTACCCACACGAAAAGGAGCTGGCAAGATACTATAAGAGAGAAAAGAAGTTTTTCCGCGTAATAGGTCTAAGTTACTGGACTAATGAAGGAATCAATATCCCGCACATGAATTCTCTTATTGACTATTGGAAAGCTACAAATGATGATTATCCTCCTGACTTTATTTTTACCCATCAGTCACCTGCAGCTTTCTGTAGGACACATGAATGTTGTGAGTGCAGAATCGATAGAATTATGCCTACAGAAGAGCAGAAAGAATTAGATAAAGTGTGTGATATGTTTCCTGAAGCTAGTTGGTTTCATGGACATCAACATATAGATTTTGATCGAGCATATGGTAAGTATGAAAATATATGTGGTGTATATATCAGAATACTGTGTCTTGAAGAATAAATAGTTGTTGACAACGGCTATTTTCTCTGCTAAAATTAAATAAGTAGAGAGAAAGGATAAACATGAAGAATACTCTTATAGTGATGATGGCTCCACCAGCTGTTGGGAAATCAACTTTAGCCAAGCAGTTTGCGGATTGCCATGAAGATACTATTATTGTTTCTCGTGATTCTATTCGTTTTGCAATGCTGAAGCCTGGAGACGACTATTTCAAGTATGAGAAAGAAGTGACACGTCGCTTCTATGATCAGATCTCCGCAGCTCTTAAGGTACACAAGTACGTAATTGCGGATGCCACGCACATTACAGTAGGCTCTCGCCGCAAACTGTTCACAAATATAACTATCCCAAAAGACACACAGATTGTTGGTCTGTGGATTGAAACTCCTGTTCAAGTAGCTATCAAACAAAATAGCGCTCGAACTGGTTTAGCTCGTGTTCCTGAACAGGTAATTAGGAGTATGTATAAGAACAAGGTTTCTCCTCGAGAGTGGGAGCCATTTGATGGAGTGCTATTTATCTCTCGTGATGCTGATATGGCTATTGGAAAGAATTCTGTCAGTATAACTAATGTATTAGATAAGCTTAAGGAATTGTAATGCCAGTAGCTAAGAAATGTATTAGTATCTTATTGTGCGCAGTGCTTGTTCTTATAATGTACCCATCTTTTGCCTTAGCTAAAGGGGCTTCAGCAGCTGCTGCTTCGAGTGCAGCTAGAGCTGCTTCAACTTCTAAGGCTATAACCAAACCTATTACAAAGCCTCCAGTACAAATTAGAACTAATTTAATCCAAACAAAAGGGTTTCAACAGATATGCAAAGATAACCAGCGTATCCCGCACATTAATACCAATAAACAGAATAGGACTAGTTTATTTAATAACGATCACTATCCTTATTATGTTACACCTCCTTATATTTACTATTGGCCTATCTTTATTCCAATAGATAACGATAAAGATGAAGATGAGGAAGACTCCTAGACTAAAAACCTCCTTTACAAAGGAGGTTTTTTATTATATAATATAAATATAAAGAGAAAGGAAAATAAATGCGTACATCAGATTATCTTCGCAATTCAGCTTTTCATATTTTTGATGAAAAACAGCGTGCGGAAATTGAGCGTTGGTTCAATTATACTCAAGAGCGTAAGGATCTAGCTTATAGTTATTACGATAAAGATAGTACCGATCACACTTTTGAATTGTTGAGCCATAATTATTTCCAAGAATTAAAGGGTGCTCGACTTATGCTTGAATCTCTTGGAGCAAAGATCGCTTATGACTGGGTTGGTCATAGGAATAAGTGGTTTTTCCCAACAGAAGAAGATGTAGAAGTCCAGTTAGATTGGGAATATCAGTGCGCTGATTATTATGAGGAGTAAAATATGAAATATGATGATTATTTAGAAGAGATTATTGATGATTGTATCACAGTATCAGAATTCGATTTTGAAGATTTAGCCAGCGAATTCTATAATGAATATGAAGAATGTACTACCGATAATCTTTATGACTTCTTTGCGAAAACCAAGTTAGACTTAGGCACTCCATTTATTGATCAAGTTACTGGCAATGTTGATGGTTCCTATTACTATAGTTGGGGTAAAGCAGTTGAGGCTTTAAAGGATGCTATTTTTGATTCAGACTGCATGAATGCTCTTGATCAAATGGGATATAATGAGAGTTTCTTTAGGTATATTAAGGAAGATAATCCAGAAGGAGCAGACGTAATTCTTAGGTATGCGATCTTTGAATATAATTTTTCATTGATTCAGAAAAAGATGTATGCGGCTTTAGGTAAAACGATTATAAATCATTAAGAATAGGCTGATAAGGTGATAAGATTTTTCTTGTCACCTTTATTTTTTTATGATATAATATAAATACAAGGAGAAAGGAAATAAATGGCTACTGAAAAAGCATATCGTCCTACCACACTTGACGATTTATCTGGTCAGGAAAAAGCTAAAAAGATGCTGAACGTCTATATTAAAGCTGCTAAAATGAAAAATGAAACTTTGAGTCACATTCTTATTAGCGGCCAGACAGGGTGCGGGAAGACGACTGTGGCTAATATCATTGCTAATGAAATGGGTCAAACTGCTAAAGTATACTCTGGCCCAGCTATTAAAACTGTTCAGGATATGGTAGATATTCTTTGCAGTATCCAAGAGAATGACATCGTGTTTATTGACGAATGCCACGCGTTAAAGGCTAAGGTTCAGGAACAGTTATATTTTGCAATGGAACAGTTTGTTGTAGATGTGAATTTAGATGGACAATCTGTTCGTCAACCTTTACCGCACTTTACCTTGATTGGCGCTACAACTTCATTAGGTGGATTGGAACTGCCTTGCCGCAATCGTTTCCCAATTCAAATTGAGTTGGAACCATACGATGCCAATAGTATGACCAATATTGTAAAGACTGCTTTCAAGGCTAAAAACATAGAGATTGATGATAAGTGTGCGGAAATCATTGGTAACGCTTCTCGATCTACTCCACGTATTGCTAATAACTATGTGCGTTGTATTTATGACTTTGCCCTTGTTTTGAATGATGGCAAAATTACAGAGGAAGTTATCTATGATTCCTTTGATGTAATGGGTATTAATAAATATGGCTTGAATCAAATGGATATGAAATATCTTCAGTATCTTAAAGATGCTCGTAAGGCTGTAGGTGTTGAGACTCTTGCTACTGCTCTTGGAACTGATAAGAAGTCCTTAGAAGAAGTAGTAGAACCATATTTGATTCAGTGTGGATTGATTATTAAAGGCACTCGTGGTCGTTCTATTAACCAAAAGGGCGCTAATATCGTAGCAGAATTTGAATAGGGAGGAATTAACAATGGCTAAGAAAATTACTGCGGCAAATCTTATTGCTCTCTATGGTGATATGAAGGTTGAAAAGAATGTTGAATTTTGTTTTATAAATACTTATGCTGAGGATATAGAAAATGAATATGTAGATAAACCAGCTACTGCTCGCAACGTTGCCAAATACGCTGATTATCCTGTGAGCGAATTCTATTTTGATGATGGAAAGCTGGTTGTTATGATTAGAGAGGATAATAAATAATGAATTACGATAATAAAGTTAGTCTCGCAGGCTTTCTCCAATGTTTAACTTATACTCGACCAGAAGAGCATGTAAAGCTGATACTGCATACGTGTAGCTTTGATGGTGAAGACTTTGAAGAGATTTACTGTAATGTTTATAATGTCTCTAAGTATGCGGACTATCCTGTAAATAATATTATGATTGAAGACTGTGAAACTTTGTCGGTGATGATTGATGTCGATGATTGTTAATCTTGACGAAGTGCGGGAAATGAATCCTGAAACACAGAGATTTATTCAAGATATGGTAGATATGTTTGAGAATAATGGTTTAGGAGACTATAAATTAAATATTATTCCTAAAACCACTAAATCTTTTAGAGTGATAATTGATAGTGGTAATAACATATATACAGAAGAATTTACTGCGGCTAATTGCAAAGGACCGAGTGGCACTTTCAAACTAGCAAGTCTAATCAATTATATTTATATGTGTAACATGTAGCTGTCAATTTACTTTGACAGCTTTTTTCTTTTCTGATATAATATAATTAAAAGAAGAAAGGAAAAATATGTTTGTAAAATACTTACATCTTGAAAGATTAGATAACCCTAATGTAGAGGGAATTTTACACGGTACTTGCCGCATTGAACCTAAGATTGATGGCACTAACTCTAGTGTATGGATAGATAACGAAGGGATTCATTGCGGCTCCCGCACACGAGAACTCAATGAAGAAAAAGACAATGCATTCTTTTACTCTTGGATGTTATCTGATAATGAAGAGCCTAAGCTTATTAGGAGTTTATTAAATGATCATCCATGGCTTCGTCTATATGGAGAGTGGACTGGTTTAAATTCTTTTGTAGGATCCATTAAAGACTACAATCCAGAAGCTAAAGCTCATTTATATATTTTTGATGTAGCTAATCTCAATAATGATCTTGTTTCTAAAGAAGCTTGGGAGCCTATTTTAGTTGACTACGGTTTAGAGCCTTGGATTGTTCCCACTCTTGCGACCATTGAGAATCCATCTATTGAGGATATTGAAAAGATAGCTGATAACAATATATTTCTTCTTGATAACGCTAACCATGCGGGAGAAGGTGTGGTTATTAAGAATGAAAAGTTTAGAAATTATAGAGGAGAATATGCTATAGCTAAGTTTGTTATTGATGAATATAAGCAAAATAAGAAGCGTTCTAAGGCTGTTCGTGCGCCAGGTAATGTTGAGCAAGAGATTGTTGAACGTTGGGTAACTGACTCTGAACTTTCTAAGAGTGTAAACAAGGTATTAACTCTTATGAATGCGGAAAAGTTTGATAATACCAATGCACAGATGGTCGGTCGCTTTATTGGAATGTGTTGGAATGATCTTATTGAGTGTGCGGGCGAATGGGTTAAGAAGATGAAGAACCCTGTAGTAGATTTTTCTGCCCTTAAGGGTCTTTGTCAGCAAAAGGCTCGTAAATATGTTGGACTTTAAGGAGATATAATGCTAACTTTGATTGATTTAATCTCTCAAGATAAAGAGTATAATGATTTTCAAGTTTACAATCTTGAAGGCGAAGAGGACTGGGCTTGGATTGGAAAAGCAGAAACTGTAGTCAATGATTATCCGCTGGCTGAAGTCGTTGGTGTTAATGACGATACTGGTGAGTTGGATGTGAGGATTTAGTATGCCTTATTTAGTATATGGAAAACGAACTGAGCGTTGGTATAATGCGGATAATAATACTTGGAATGATCCAGACAAAACTTTTATGCCTTTAAATTCACAAGGTATTCGTACCCAAAAGAAGAGTATGAACGAATGTTTTGCTACTAAAGAGGATGCGCAAGAATGGATTGATTCACATAAATTTCGTGCGGGAGTAGAATTGGAGATTCGTCGTGGCTAAAGCTATATTCAAAGGTGATACTTATTTATTTACCAATCAGTATACTGCAACATCTACTATGTTAGAGCAAAATAAGGAATATGATATTGAATGGTACTACGATGGACCGCAAGTAATGGTGAATGGACATGCGATAGTTCATCCTGAAGGTACTATTTGGGTTAAAGTAGGCGGATGCGAAGTTCCATTCACTCCAGAATGTTTTAAGAGACAATGGGAAGTTCTTCAATAGTGATTTGGGATTGGTTTTATAGAAGCTTTGCGGCAATTCTTATAGTATTATTATTTGATGAGTAAATTAATAAAGCCTGCATTTGCAGGCTTTATTTTATAGCTTTTCCTCTTTTTCCAAGTTTAGTTCCAATAGGTTTGGAATAAAGTGATAAAAGAAAAGATATAATTTCTTTATACAATTCTATTTCTGACTTTTTATTTTTACTAAGATGAAGGAATGGAATAACTTCGTTTGTATAATGATTATAAATTATCTTTTCTTCTTCTGTTACTTGTCTTGTGCATCCCATTAAATTATTTTCAGAGATATAAGCTCCTTGCGGGCAAAGGAGACAAGATTCATTTTCACAATCCCTACATCTTAAAGTTATATAACAAATATCTTCCATACTTATAACCTCCAATCTACATTATAATATTTTATAATATTGTTGTCAAAAAGATTTTTCTTTACAAAGAAAGCTATTTATAATATAATAATATTATAAGAGAAAGGAATAAGATGAATGATGAAAAGTCTGTACTGTTAGATTTTGTTAATAATCATTTTTTTAATATAGCTTCTTTTTCAAATCGTTTATGGTCGTTAGAAGAAGATGCTGAATACGTAAGCAATGTAGATGAAAGAGATATATTTAAAGAAATAGCAGACAGTGTAGGAGCTTGTTATTTTAGTAATGGAGCTTCTAAATTAGTTTTGTTCTTTGATGAACTTGAAGATTATGTTATCAAGATTCCTTTGCAGGGAAGTATTGAAGCTGAAGAGAGTCTAGTATATGAAGTTGAGGATTCGTCAAATTATATTGACCTTGAAGATTTGAATTATCTTCCTTATGACAGGGACTATTGCTTTGAAGAAGCTCTTAACTACAAAAAAGCTAAACAAAATGGAGTTGAAAAGTATTTTGCAAAGACTGAATTCCTTACAACGATTGATGGAGTAGATATTTATTACTCTGAAAAAGTCGAAGGACTTTCTCCATATTCTAATTTTTACAAAAGTAAAGTGGAAGACTCTGAATATTACAAAACAGCAGAGGAATTAACGGAGAATGGAGCAAGAGATGCTTGGGAAAATAAATGGATTGCTGTTGCACTTCTTACTTCAACCGTAAAGGAAATTAAGAAATTAATTAATTTTTTGAATAAAGAGAATATTGAAGACCTTGCAGGCTACTCCAATATTTTAGTCGATGGTGATGGAAAAATAAAAATTATAGATTATAGTTCTTTTTATGGATAAGGTGATTTATATGGCAATTGTAATTAATCCTGTAAAAGCTACTCCGTTTGCTGAAGATGATTTCTCTTCGATTGTTAATGATTTGATGGTAGAATTTGATAGTGATTATTTTATCTTTGCACGCAATGTCTCAGGTGGACGTATGTATTCAGAGGACTTTTTTGTAGAACAGATCCAAGAGTATATGGATAAGTAT